GGCCGGGCAGAAGCGGGCGTATTCGTCGCCCTCCACGATCGAGTCGTTGCCGATGCCACCGACACCAGGGAGGCACAAAGCCCCCAGTCCTGCCTTCTTCCTGAACCTACGTGCCATATCATCCCTCCGCTGGAAAACTCGGCTTGATCTTGCCGACCGTACCGATCGTTATCTCCTCGGGCTCCTGCCCCGGTGGCATCGCCCGCTCCATCCCGACGAACGGGACGTTCTCTTCTGCTTCGTCTCCCTCGCGCTCTCCTTCGGGGATGTCCTCTCCGAGGATCTTCCTTCGCGCGGCCTCTCGGGCGCGGGCTAGGGCCTCCTCGTCAGGAATCGGAGGCTCCTGGGTGCCCTCTGACGGCTTCGGGGGGCTCAGGGGTGTGGAAGGTGCTTCCGTCGCTTCTGCGCTCTCCAGAGGCGTCTCAGGCGTCTCCAGGACTGTCTCCAGCCCCTCATCGACGTCATCGACAGGCGCCCAGACCTCTCGGAGTCGCGTCAGCGCCTCCCGGAGTCCCTCGAACGCCCTCACGGCGTCGTCTGTATAGCGCACCGCGTCATCTATGGCCTCGGCCGCCTTCGTCCCCCGGAGGTCCCGAAGGACCACGCTTGGAGGCCCCTGCTCGACCTCCACCTCGGTGACCACACTCTCAGGGAGTATAGGAGCTTTCAGGGCGCCCCCAACCGCGCCGACTCGCTTCAAGTCGGCCAACACATCGTCCGTGCTCGTCTTCGCCATCGTCCTCTACCTTACCAGGTGCGACCATTGGTCGCAGCCTCTCAAAGCAAACGGCCGCCGGCCCCTTGGGAGCCAGCGGCCGTCATGAACGAACCGGGGTCAGTCTCAGACCAGCGCCGCAGGCGGTACGCCTACAGGTTGTTGATCGTCAACTGGCCGTAGAAGTCCGGGCGAAGCAGCTTCTTCGCGTAGCGGGTCCGGAGGCCCTTGCGGAAGCTGAAGTCGCTCGGATCGAGGAAGGTCGGCGTGACCTGGAGGGGCACGTAGGGCGCCCAGCAGTAGCCGGACTCCAGGAAGCTGCCGCCCTTCAGACCGACCATCATCTTGTTGGTCGTGAAGAAGGGATCTTCGTAGACGACCCACTTGTTCATGAGCGTCCCGGTCTTGTAGATCGAGAACTGCCCATGCGCCGTGCGCGGCCGAGGTACGTCGGTCGGCGAGTTCGGGTTCATGTCCGACGACCAGATCGGCTTGAAGTCGCCGTGCGTGGTCAACTGGGTCAGGAGCGCCGAGATTTCGGGGCTCGTGATGATCCAGTTCGCCGGGGCGCGGAGGGTTTTCTTGTGGATGAGGTTCGAGACGGTGCTGATCTGCGTGATCAGCGCTCGGATGTGGTCGATCTCCGAGATGCCACCGGGCGGGATGCGGTCGAACGTGCCGGTGGTCCCCGTCGAAGCCAGGAAGAGGTCGTTGATGATCTCGCGGTCGATCTCCAGCGCGATCTCCTGAGCGATGATCGACACGATCTCGGTCTCGGCGTCGAGACCGTGGAACGCACGGAGGTCTTCCGCCGCCTCGCTCGACCACAGGGCCTTGAGTCGACGCGGCTTGGCCTCGACCGGCGCCTTCTTGATGTCGAGCTTGATCTCGGGAACCTTGGTGTTGAGTTCCCCGTCGAAGTAGTAGTACGCCTTGACCTGGTTCCCGAGGGCGGGGATGTTCTGGAACTGGAACCCAGTCACCGCGCCGTTCGCGTAGTTGATCGAGCCTGAAGTGAGTCCACCGGCCGGGGTGAACGTGAAGCCGCCCGCCCCATCGTCGACGGCCTCCTGCACGGTCGACCCGTCCGCCGCCGAAACCTCCCGGATGGCGCACGAGAACTCACGAGCAGCATCGAGGGGCCGAACCGGGGTCCACGCGAGGGTCCCGGTGAGGTCGAGCGCACCACCACCACCACCGAAGTTGACGCCATCGCCGGTCACCATCGACTCGCCGTTGACGTACTCGCTGGAGTAGTCACGATCGAAGTCACGTGGGAACACGTTCCCCTCGGTCGTGCCGCCCTTGGTCGAACCGTACACGTAGTCGAGGAAGAAGACAGCACCGATCGGGGCCGTCATCGGCTGGACCGAGACGATCTCGTTGGCGATGAGGTTCGGGAAAACTCGCCTCAAAACGGGGAAGATGAACTTGGTGAACGAACCGACGTTCACCGTGCGCGTCTCCTCCGTGAGAGACTGGAGCCAGAGGCTCTCGTTCTCCATGAGCATGGCGGTGCATCCGAGGATGTACCTGTCCTGCTCGGATCGATCGGCGAGGCCCTCCAGGAAGTCTCCCCACTTCCGGATCAAGGCCCCGACGTAGCTCTGGTCGGCGATCGTTCGACGACCCTCTTCCTGAAGCATCTGTCGAGCTTCCACGGCTTGCCTCCTTAGTCTTTCCCACGGCGGATCGTCGTCGCCCGCCAGAAGTTCTTTCTCAGTCTCGCAGTCCTGCCAGGTGTTTCAAGTCAGCCAGGGACGCTCCGAGACCATTGTAGTCCTTCGATCCACTACCACGCGGCCCAGAGGGTTGCGTGTCTTCTTCGAGATACTCCGCCCCACCATGCAGTTGAGCACGAACGCGAGCACGCACTGCTTCGAGGTCGTCCGCGTCGCGCTTCGGCTCACGGAAGTCCTCGATCAGTGCATCCACTTGCTCCTGGGACTGAAGCCCTGATCGTTCGAGCATGCGGAGGATCTTCGCACCTTGAGGGTGAGTTTGCAACCTCTTGGATGCGTAGACCTGTAGAGCCAGGTCCCGGTTGGCGACGAGGGCTTTCTCCAGCCCCTCCGCCAATGCCTGGTTCTTGCCGCGTAGACGATCAGATTCCTCCGACCGTTGTTGCTGCACACGCTCCTCTTCGATACGGAACGTCTGCATCTCCTGATACGCCTCTTCGACACGAGTGCGAAGCGCATCCGGGGAGTCGTACTGCGAGACATCCCCAACGATCACGCGAAGCCGCTCGATCTCTGCGTCATCCTCATGGAGCAAGCACTCCAGGTGGTACCTGTAGCCTGCCTCCCGAGCCGCCTCGGTGAGCGTTTCGATCAGCGTCTCGTGCTGCTCGATCGTCTGCTCCACCTCTTCGAGCTTGGACCGGAGCGCGTGTATCTCATCGTCGCGCTCTGCGACCAGCGCGTGGGCATCCTCGGTCAGGGCGAACGGGAGCAACGCCCGCTGCACGTCTTCCAAGGCCGCTCTCGCACCTGCAACTGCGGGGTCCGCTGCCATCTCAGCGCGAACCTGCTTCTCGACGTCACCCCGGAGGGCAGCGATACGATCTACGATCTGGTCCGCAAACTCCTGCCGGAGGTCTTCGACCGAGACATCGTTTCCCTCGGCGTCGGACAGAACCTTCGCGGCGAACCGCGCGGCCATCTCTGCCTCGGCGGACTTCGGCGCAGCGGCAGCCTCGGCAGCCACCTTCTCTCCGAAGCGCTTGGCCATCTCTGCCTCGCCCGGAGGTGCTGAACCTACGACAGGAGCGACGTTTTCGTCATCGCCCTCGTCCTCACCCTCAGAAGCACCTTCCGGCTCGGCCGTCTCGAAGGCCACACCCTCGAACATCATGGCCGCGCCCTCTTCGGCGCTCTCGAAGACCACCTCGGGATAGGCCGACGGGTCGGCTGGTTCAGCCACGAAATCGAAGGTGACGAGTTTGTAGTCCTCCTGGACTTCCTCGATGCCGTCCTTGCCCGGCTTGGTGCTCCCGAAACCACGGGAACTGATGCCCACCGGAACACCCGCCGCGAGGATCGCCTTCAGGTCTCGGCCCTTGGCCGTGTCGAGGATCTCGGCCTCACCCATCACCTTGTCGTCCTCCAAGCGGAGGCCGGTGATAACGTGCGAAGCGCGTTGCAGTGCCGTGCGCCCATCCGTGGGGTGGTCGAGTTCGCCCAGCACCTTTTTGGACTCCAGGTTCGACTGGAGGCGAGAGAAATTGTTCTCCCAGATGTTGTGCCGGTATCGGCGTCCGTTCGCTGTGGGGTTGACCGCATGGCCGAACTCCCCACGTGCAAACACGCGGCCCTTCTTCTCGCCTTCCCCCTCGACCAGTTCGAGCTTGCAGGGGTGAACCTGCTCGTCGATCAACTGGTTCTCGGTGGATGGGGAAGTCGCAGTCAATTGTCCCATCATGACACCTTCCAGCGGAAGTTGGACCGGAACGGCCCACGGTCCAGACTGGCGTCGGACCGTATGCTCGTCTTGGGAAGGTCGACAGTGAAATCCAGCCCCGAACGCGATCCTCCTACGCTTCGAGTCTGACGCTTCACTGGACTCTTCTCCATCCCTACCACTTCCCGTCTCCCCGAGGAATACGCTGTGCGACGACGCCGTGTTGTACGCCCCTTACGGAGGGCCAGCGCGCGGAGTCGTCGCCTTACCCGTTTCCCTCATCGCCCTCGTCCTGCTCCTCACCGTCGTCCTCGTCCTCGTCCTCGTCCTCATCGGCCTCCCGGAGGATGGCGAAGGTCTCCAAGCCCTGGAGGACCGTCGCCAGGTAGTCCTGGAACGTCTCCGTGAGGGCCTCGAAGTTGATCGTGTCGGCACTCTCGGTCTTGAGCGTGTCCACGATCGCTGCCGAGTACTGCGCGATGCTCTTGTACGCCTCGGCAATCTCCGCGTACTCGGCATCGTCCTGAGCCTCGGCGGTCTCGGTGAAGAAACCGTACAGCTTCTCCGAGATGAGCGCGAGGTTGGCGAACGCTGGGGTGGCCTCCTCCAGAGAGTCGGTCGGCCGCGCGTCCTCGTCCAGGATGGCCTCGATGGCGCTCATGGCCTCGGACACGGACTCGAACGGGTTGGGGGCGTCTTCGCCCTCATCCTCGTCGTCGTCCTCGTCGATGGCCTCGTCCTCGTCGTCAGCGTCGATGGTCTCGTCGATGACACCGCCGGGGAGCGTGGTGGTATCCCCCATGCCCTCCAGAGCGGACATCTGCCCCGAGTCGAGATCGATCGTCTCGATGCCATCCTCACCGAACTCCTGCCACATCGCCTTCGCACTCTCGTGGAAAGCAACGGCCTCGGCCATAGCGACATCCTCGTCGGACTCGTCGGACTCGTCGGCCTCGTCGGCCTCGTCGGCCTCGTCGGAGTCGGGGCGGGCCTTGGAGATTGCCTCGTCCTCGTCGTCGTCGAAGTCCACGTCGTAATCGGACTCGTCGGTCTCCTCGGACTCGGACTCCGCAAGGACGTCCTCTCCCTCGCCGGGGTGATCTTCCTTGATGAGGCCAATGCGCCGGAAGTCCTCCTCCAGGGAGGTGATTACCACCGCGTGCCTGAGCAAAGTCATACCATTCCTCCTAGCTGGCCTCGACCATTCTATTGGCCACCACCACGACGAAGCGGCCAGCGACCTCCCGATCGTGCAACCCTCCGACGAGCGTGTCGCAGAGTCTACCACGGGAGCGGATATCGTCTACCGCCTCAATTGCGTGGGAGCCTGATTCATGGATCGCACAGAGGTCGGCGAACAGATCGTCAGCAAATCGAGCAAACATATCAGCGATAGGCCCGGTGGACTCGGAAAGGGTAGTGGTCGCTACTGCCAACGCTGTCCCTACCTCGTCTCGAATCTGACCCAGCCTGTCAATCACGATCCTCAGACCTTCTGTCACGCGATCCTCGTAGGCACTGAGTTTGCCCTCTTCGATCGCCCCATCATACAACTTACCGAACTTCTGGCGCAACCGGCCTTCTTCGAGAGCCTCCACATCGCCCTCGATGAAGCCGAGAATGTGGTCCTCACGCGCCTCGAAGAGCCGCCTCCACGGTCGCGGGGCCGCTATCATGCCCTCGATCTTTGCAACCTTGCCGCCCGAGACACGGGTCTTCGGAACTAGATTCTCCAATCGGGACACAGCGGATTTCATCTCGCCACGAAGGAACAGGTCGACAACAACGCCGGCCTCCCTCCCCACGAAACCGTGCATGCTTGTCATGTCGAATACCTCGACATCGAGGTCCGAGAGCGTCGGGCCATCCTCGGTCAACTCCACGCGAACGTACTTCCCACCGGAGTACACCACAGCCCCGTACTCCTGCGTCGCCACCACCTCGAAAGGAACGTCCCCAAGGCCCGCACGGACCGCTCGGGCGACCTCCTCGATCTTTACCTCGTAGCTCCCTGACCGAAGACGCCGCAATTCGGCATCCGGTAGGAGTTTGTTGGGGCTCTCGATCATCTTGGGCGACACTAGCTGTTCCTCGAACCGTCTGTCAAACGAAAGGTAGACTCAGCGGCCATGCGCCGCTGCCACGACCTCTCGGAGAAGCGCCACGCTCTCCCGCAAGCGTTGGCTGTTCGCACTGTTCGACCGGAGGATGCTGTCCAACTTTCCCTCGGCCCGCTTCTCGGCCTCGCGATTCCCTCTTAGAAGCTCCTTCTCGGTGATAGCCCCACGCAACTGACGGGGTATCGCAGCGATCTTGCGTTCGAGCCTCCGCATACCCGAAGGGGCTGCGAGCGACTCCACGCCACCGCCACCACCTCCACCTCCACCCGATGCCTGCTCTACCGAAGCCTGCGCCATGGCGCTCATCTTCTCGACCTCGGCCTGAGCCTTGCCCTCTCGGATCACATCCTCGGACCGCTCTTGAATGATGAGTTTGATGTCCTCGTCCGATAGCTGGTAGATGTTCTCCAACACCCACCGCAGCGAGACATGCTCGCGCATACGCGAAGCCAAGTCAGCCCGCGCGTTCCGTACCTCCAACTGAGCCAACTCGAAGATGGCCGAAGGCACGGTCATGTGGATGGTGTAGTCGCTCGCGTAGGGGTCGATATTGAGCGCCGCCAGGTGCGTCCGGGCCACCTTGCGAAGACCGTTGCGGACCTCCCGCTGGACTCGCAAGACAGACCGTGCGAACCGGACATCCTCGCTAGAGAGGACCGCTCTTGCCGTGTTGTCGTCCTGAGCCAGGTACGCCTTGGGCACCTTCATTGCGGTGAACAGCTTCGTCTGGAAATACTCTACGTCGTCCATGTGCTGCCAGGACGGGCCGCCGAGTACCTCGATCCGCGTACCCTCCACACCCTTACGCACCGGAACCCAGAAGTCGTCATCCTGGGACAGCGGCTCGAATTTCATATCGAGTTTGCCGGTAGACGGGTTGACGAACCGCTTCTTCTTGTGCTGCTGCCGGATCTTGTTGACGAACGCCAACGCCTCGGCCGGAGGTAGATCGCCGACGTCGACATAGAAGGCGAAGCGCTCGGGCGCTCGCTGGAGTCGATAAATCATCGCGGCATCTTCGAGCAGCATGAGCCGCTTCCATATCCACCGTGACGATTCGAGGACCGAGTAGCCGTACACGCTCCGGCGGTGCTTCCCGCGCAAGCGGAAGTGCGACACCTCCCAAGGCTCCAGCGCAGAGACGCGCTGTAGCATGTTGCCCGGGGGTCGAGCGGCGCCCGGCTGCGTGACCTGACGGATAGCGTCCGTGCGCTGGGTTAGGATCTTCTGAAACTCCTGCGGAGAGTAGCCGAACCGGCCTTTGAAGTCCTGGACGAACCCGTACAGTTCCCCACGAGGGCCTTCCACCCGGCGCACAGTCGGCGCCGGAAGGAAGTTCAAGCCGACCACGCCATCCTGATTGACGAGCAACTCTTCGTAGTCGTTCCCGTACTTCACCAGGGAGCGCACGATTTCCCAGATTTCCTCGTCCAGGCGGAGCCGCTTATGGAACAGATCGTCGAGCACGCCCTGAAGGGTCTTGTCCGGACTGGACACCCACACGGTGCGCTGGAGTTGCGTGTCCGGCTGTGAGGCGTCGTCCGCGTAGATGTCGATGGCCGACGAGACCTCGGGGTAGTCGTCCATCTCCTCGTAGTCGACATAGCGACTGAGGAGATCGTGCTCCAACCGGAGATAGTCCGACAGAGCATCGTAGCCGTAGGCTTGAAGCAGGTCGTACCCAGAGTCCGGATACGTTGGAGAGGTGCTGCCCTTGGCGAGTAGTTGCCCTCCCCGTTCCTTATCCGAGACAAACGCACCACGCAGGCGATCAACAACATTCTGTACAGCGCCCACTATCCCCTCGCGGCCAGGTGCTCGGAGAACGACCGAGCAAACTCCTCCGACCGGAGAAGGTAGCCAACGATTCGCTTCGCTGCTGCCTTCGGAAGATCGGGGAGGTTAGCGTAGTCCGCCGGCCGGAGAGACTGCCTCTCCAGTTCATCCGCTAGGACACGCGCTGCGACAGCACCTACGTCTCGATACAACCCGTCTATCGGCATAGCCCTGACGGCTTGCTGCGCGACCTCCAAAGACAACTTCGATGGGCGAATGAGCACGGCTCCTGTACCCCCGGGTGCGACGTTCATGTCGCCTCCGAAGATCTCCTCCAGTTGCCGCCTGAGTTCGCTGTCCATGCTGCTCTAATACCACGTGCGACCGAGCGTGGAAACCGATCAGTCGCCCCAATCGCTTCCAGAGCCTACCAGAAACGGAGGCAAAGCCGTACTCTCCGACATATCCGAGGTGTCCTCGCTCCCGTAGCTCCTCGCCATCGCCGCTTGCTGGTGCTCCTGCATCCACGCATCCCCGTTCTGCGGAACGCTGCGGAGGATGGGGAGAGGCAGTGCGGAGGAGTTTTCAGTGAGCGTCCACATGACCCCGGCCGCTGCGTCTGAAATATCCTTCGAGCCACGCAGCGGGTGGTCCACCTTGTGCTTCATGCGGTCGTGCTCGACCTCGCGTAGCTCCCGAAGGAGAGGCTCGTATTCGTAGTAGTAGATGCGGTCCTCGTAGAGGCCCGTCTTCAGAAGGTCGTAGGGTCCCATCGTCCTGTCGATCGACAACTGGATCGCGTTGAAGCCTCGCTGATTCAACTTCTGGATCGCGTCGGCGGAGTTCCACGAGTCGATCGACACGCAGGTGATCATGTACCCGTGCTTGCTCAACTGGTAGACGAGTTTTCGTATCTCGCCGAGGACGATCTCCCCTCCGATAGGCGGGACGATCTTCAAGAGCACGTCGAACGTGATCTCCGGAGCACGCTCGGGGTACTTGTTCCCCTCGTCGTCCCTCCGGACGACCTCACGCCAGCCTGAGATGTGCCCCATGGCGAAGCCTGTGGAGTCGCCTGTCATCGACGGGTCGATGTGGATGTGTCGGGGAGCGTAGGGGCTCAGGATGGGCCTGTTGCCGCCCTCGGCGTCCGAAGCAGCCCGCAGCATCTTGTGCCAGTAGAACCTCCCCGGCTGCGAGGGGTCGTACACCTCCACGCTGAAAGGGTGCTTCATGCCCGGACGGATGGCTTCAACGATCTTGGTACGGCGTTGGATGTAGGGGCTCACGGAGACGGTGGCCACGCCCGCAAGGTCCCGGATGGCCCCTTCCAAGTCTTTCTCGAAGTCTACTCGGAAGTCCTCCGGAACTTCGATCACAACGCAGTCCTCGGGGAGCAGCACCCTCACCTCATCGAGGTCTTCATCGACCTCGATGATTCGACTGGGAGCTTGCTCGTTCCCCACCACCACATGGAACCAGTCGTCAGAGTAGTAGATGTCCGGCTTGACGTCCCAAAGAGCGTAATCCCGCACGAACACTGTCGGGTCGAGAATCGACTCTTTGACCCGCTTGGCCGTGAAGTCATCGTTGGTCTGCTTCGAGGAGACGACGAACAGAATGCCGGGCAGCCGTCCCTTGCGCTCGAACCTGGACTTCATCCGGCGCTGCATGGCGTTGTACAGCACCTCGGCCCGGTCCTGAAGGTTGAACCTCGGGTCCTGCCCCTTGCTCGCCTTGGGCATGAAGTTGGTGTTGTGGACGAGAACCCCGTCTACGACGAAGCACTCGTACCCTGGGACCGAAACGTCGTAGGTAGGCTGCACTCCCACGTCTCTCTTGGACACGACGCGGGCCACAGAAAGCTCTCGTCCCAGACTACGTACTCCAAGCCGTGCTCCTCGCAGTAGCGCCGCGCGGCACCCATCTTGAGCTTCTCCTTCCAATGGTAGGTGAAGCCCCGGGGCTTGACCTCGATCACACGATCCCTGTCGCCCCAGACTCGAAAGTCCGGCACCGTGCGGCGGGTCGTCCCGTTCAACGAGTAGGAGACCGCCAGCTTCTCGTACTCGAACCGCGTCACAGAGGAGTCCGCCTCCAACAACTCGATGGCTCTCAATTCGTACAGACTGCGGAAACCGACACGCCCTGCCTTGGTCGTCTGCGCCCAACCCAAGTAGCGGAAGTCCCCCTTGCGGAGTTTCCAGATGTTCGATTCGGAGATCTTCTGTTTGGTCTCCTCGGTGTGCTTGAACTTGCCCTTGCGCTCCCGGTTGCGTTCGGCCAGCGCGTCCTTGAACTCTTGTGAGTGGACCGGCTTCCCGGTCCGCTGCTCGGACATGCGCTTGCGGTCCTCGTCCGACCACCGCCTGCCTCTGCTCACTTCGCCTATGCGCTCTTTCTGCGAGTCGGAGAGCCGCTTCCCATACATCGGGTTGTCGGTCCCCTCCATCGGAGGCGGAACAAAGCCCCGTCCCTCCGCGTGCATCTGCCGCACCGCCGAAACCTGCCTCTCGCGACCCTCGGGTGACATCTCCCGGTCCTTGTATCGTCCCTCCGCCCACAGAGCCTTCATCCGCTCCGAATGAGCTTTCCGGCGCTCCTCCGTCCATCGGGGCATGAACCACAACCTCCTGCCCGTCCAGGATAGCGCCCATTACGTTGAAAGTGAAGGTGCCGTCAACCTGTCGAACTGCAACAGGGTGATCGGCCGACCCGCGCATCACTCCACCGTTATCCAACTCCAACTCGTAACACGGCTGCTCCGACGACCATTTCACGAACGCCTGTGCTGGCACAGCGTGACCTAGCTCGAAGTCGAACGTCTCGACCACCACATCGGTCCGACCGACCAACGTCTCCACACGAGCCTGTTTACCATCCCCGAGCAGCACCAGCGACCCGACTGGCACACATTCATCCAGCAAGCCTCCAATAACATTTAGCCCCAAGACCGAGCCGTCGTTGCTCGCACGCGCGGCCACCCACACCTTGCGTGGGAAGCGAAGTTCCTTCTTTGTCTTCTCGAACGGGAAGTTTTCCTGAAAGTAGGGGCTCGCCTCGATCTTGGTAGCGATGTTCTCGTAGGCGACCTTGGTGGCCAGGATCTCGTTGACCGAGAGGCAGACGATCGAGATGTTCGAGTTGGCTGCGATTCCGAAAGAACGGTGGGGGTCCCGCATGCAACTCAGGATGTACAGAAGCCGGCAGATGCCGATGGACGCAGCGAAGGTCTTCCCCCACCCGATCGCGCCCGTGAGGACCGCCTCCCGATAGCCCTCCTCGAACAGCGCGGTGATGTCCTCCAGGAGCCTCGGGTACAGGTTGTCGCAGGTGTTCCCGAGGTAGTACGGGTCCATGCAGAAAGTTTGCATGTCCACCGGGGTGCGTAGCCACTCCAGGTTGCCGATGGTCTGGAGGAGCCCGGCAGACGCGGCGGGGTCCGCTAGCTCGGCCATGAGAACCCCGATCGTCTCGCGCTCCTCGGAGGTGAGGGTCTCCAGGTCTCTCTCCAGGAGCCCGGTCCCCTCCTGCGGCGTCCGCACTGACCGCCAGTGGCCATTCTCGTACTCGATCATGCGGTGGTCCTAGTTGGACCCTTCGGGAGGCTTGGTGCCCTCTGGCAACCGCAGAAACCGCTCCATGACCCCCATGACCTTCCGGCGTGATTCGGGGTCCTCCAACACCTTCGCGACAGCCCCGTCACCGAACTTGGCTAGGACGCTCTCGGAGAGCGTAGCCTCCACCTCGACACCGACGTTGACATCCACACCCCGAGGCGCACGACCGAGGACGCCCATCTCCAGCTTCAGGTCGGCCATGTCCTTCAAGATGTTCCGGGCCTCTCGGATCTCTCCCGTCATCGACGGCATGAGTTTTCCGATCCCCTTCTCAGTGGCGAAGTCCACTCCAACACGGTGCATCTGGATTCGGTATAGCTCCTCCAGTTCGACCAGTTCGTCGATGCCCTCTTCGACCTTCTTCTTCGCCTCGTCGAAGACCTCCGGAAACCGCTTCTGCACAAGGTCCCCTGGAGGCATCTCCTTCCGGAACTCGGCCAACTGCTGTTCGAGCCCGTGGCAAGAGATTGCGGTGTACTCGCGCCGCTCCTCCTGGACGAACCGCGCCACCTGCGCGAGAGGCCACCCAGCGCAAATGCGCTCGTAGACCTCTTGGTAGCACGCGAGGGCTCGCAGCTTCTTGAATCGGGTGCTCCGGCCGGGGGGCTTCCCGCTGGATCGTTTTCTACCCATCTTGACCATCATAGGGCAACCTGGCAGGGAGAGCCAGCTAGCAGCGCTCTGAGGGGCTCCGGGGCCTCGTAGGGCTCCGGCCCTACCAAGGGGCTGTCCGGGCTTGCGGGGCTTAGAGGGGCTGTCAGGGGGTCAGGGAGAGGGGGTTGCGCGGTCGCGCGGGGGAGGGGCTAGCAGGGGCACTCGCCGAGGGTGTCGTTGAGGGCATCCCGCGCGGCCTCGACCCACTCCTCGTGGGTGCGCTCCTCGTCGTCGCGCGGCTCCGTGTCCTCGTTCGGGTCGATGTCGTCGTGCGCGCCGCACCCTATGGTGTCGCAGCACATCCAATAAGTGGCGTCCGCCTCGACCTCGCTGCCGCACTCGGAGCACACGCGGTCCCCATCCGCATTGAAGCTGTTGGTGGGCTCGAACTCGTCCGCGAAGTCGCTCACGGAGTCGCGGATCGTCTCGGCCCAGTCATTCAAGCCCTCGGCCTTCTCTTCACACTCATCCGCCGTGGTCGACTCGGAGAAGGAGTCGTGAATGCTGTCCGCGCTCTCCTGGTACTCCTCGGCGACCTCCACGATCGAGTCGGCCGTCTCTTCGGCGAGGCCCTTGATACCCTCGACGCTGCACAGGTCGCCGATGCTGTCCTCGGCGTTCTCCTGCGCCGCGTAGACACCGCTCATCTTCGACTGCGTGAGGTCGCTCGGACGGAACCGGCAGGCCGAGTCGGTGCAGCGGATACGCCGGCCACCGTGGCGGAACTTGATCCACACGTAGGGCGAGCCCTTCGGAAGCGCCTTCCCGCAGCGCCCGCACGCCCCCTGGTCCTTCTGGCTCCGCTTCACTTGGTTGACTCTCGGCATCCTACCCTCCTTCTACAGGCCCAGCAATTTCTCCAGGTCGCTCACGCTCATGGTCACGCGCTCGTCGTCGTAGCGGTGCTTCGTCGGGCTCTCGCAGCCCTTCGACTTGAGCAGATCGATCACGGCCGCCTGCCTGGCCTTGCGCACCTTCACGAGTGCGTCGTGCTTCGCATGGGTCGCCTTCTCCGCCGCCTCCGCCGCGACGCGCTCGGGAGTCGGAAGCAGGTAAAGGGTGTCGCTCGTGCGGCCGTAGTCCGTCCAGAGCCGACCCTCGTTCACCAGACGACGGAGGCGCTTCTCGATCGTGCGCTCCCATTCATATTCGAGCCAGCAAGACACCTTGAAGAGGCGCCGTATGATCGTCTCGCTCTTGTGGCGCCCCTTCTTGGTGAAGCAGGACAGGATCTCCGCGTCCAGGTTCGCCACGTCGCGCCCGGCGATTTCGAGAGCCGCGCCCATGGCCAACATGCTCGCACGCTTGTCGAGCCGACCCGCACGCTTGAAGTAGGGTCTGCACACGGAGTCATTCGGGCCGACACCGTTCGCGACTGCCACGTCGTGCGCGGCCTGGCGCCAGCGTTTCGCGTCGGCCTCGATGCGCGGGATCGCCCCCAACATGAGGGCTGCCCACGGGGGCGCGGCGTGGATGTCGACGTTCTTGAGAGCGGTGTAGTTACTGAGACTCATCTGCGCTTCCTCCTTCGCGGTAGCAACCGCGACCTGATAACCCCATCATGCACGAGCCAGCCGACGGCGTCAAGAGCAAACGTGAAAAAAGATCGGCGCTCTGTCGATTTGTGGAGAAGTGTAGGTGTCAGTCAGAGTCGGAGGCGGAGGCGATTCCGAGGAGCGCGGCCTGCACGCGAGCCAGCAAACTCTCCCGCTCGGCCTGGTAGCAGCGGACGATCGCCAGAGAGGATTCGTACAGTTCCTTCCAGCGTGCCGCCTTGCGCTCGGCCCTCTCCGCACGCTCACGTAGCTCGGCAATGATCCGGAGGGCGTCGGCGTGCTGGCGGTGCATCTCAGCCAGAGTGACGTCCTCGCCTATGTTACCCACGGCTCCCCCAGCGGGTCAGGCAGGATGGACATGACCACGTAGCCCGTAGGTACACCGAAGTCCGGACCATGGAGAATGTAGGTCACGTGCGCTCGCAGAACCCTCCCGGTGTACTCGCCGCCAGTACCGAACTGCGCCCCGGCGGCTGGATCCCACTCGTGCAAGATGAGCACGTCCTCGACCTCGAAGCCTCGGTCGTCCTTCCGATACTCGAACCGCTTGGCGCAGCCAGCGACGGCAGCAAACTCCCGGGGCCAGGTCTTGAGGTCGTGCTCCTTCATACCGTCTCGCCCCTGGCCCGCTTCGCCTTGTTCTCGCGCTTCCGCGCCGTCTTGCCAGGCGCCGAGAACTGGCCGAGACCGCCGGCCCCGCCGCCCACCCTACTCGGCCCGGAACCTCGTTCCTGTCGCTGCGGGCGCGGGGGCGGGTCGTGCTCCTTCCGCAGTTCCGCAAAGCGATCCTTGGTCTCGTCCAGCTTCGCGTCGTCCAGGCGGTTGAGCATCTCGCGGAGAGCGGAGATTTCCGTGGTCTCTCCGCCATGACACTTCAACCGCAGCATGCGCTCTCCCCGCTTCAGGACGACACCCATCGCCACGTGACCCGTGCGTCCGCCCTCGAACACAGGTCGCTGGACCTCGATCACGAGTCCAAGGGCATCCTTACCCACGTTCTGGAGATCGCTGTGCAACATCTCCACCGTCTCCCAGTGGTCGATGGGATTGCGCGGCCTGTCGTTGCCCTTCCTGTCGTTATCCATCGCGACTTACCCCTTCTTCTCAGCAGCCCGTGCGCGCTTCCTGCGTCGTCGAGCCGCGTCCACTCGCTTGCGCCGCTTCCGATCGCTTGGCTTGGTAGCCCGGCGGCGCTTCTTCAGTTCCTTCAGGACCCCCTCGGCAGCCATCTTCTTCGTGAGTTTGCGGAGGGCCTTGTCCAACTTGCCGTCAGTGACCAGCACCTCCACCGGCTTCAGGATGACAGGATCGCGCTCGCCGTGGGGTGGAGATGGTTCTCGAACCGCACGGGGGTACTGATCGTCGTAACTCATCTATTCTCCGAGGTCATCGAACACAACGGGGACGAGGCTCTGTAGCTCCTCACGGAGCGGGAGCATCAGTTCGCGCATGCGGGGGTGGGCCTTCTTCGAGCACCGTAGCGAGAAGATGTGCCGCCACTCGCGCACGTTGGCGCCGATGACGATCTCCGCCTTCAAGCCGATGGGGAGCACCTCTCGCGCGATCTCCGCCGGGCACCCACACTCGACCATGCTCATGTACTTCGCTTCGCACTGAGCCCAGGACTCTATCATGTCGGCCTTGAACTCAGCCCGCTTCCCTGGATCGGAGACCTTCATCTCCAGCATGGCCGAGGGATCGACACAGGTGATCGCTCCGGAAAACTTCCCCTTCGAGTAGTTGCAGTAGCGCGTTGACTCCTGCGCCAGCGAGGATAGCCGGTGCCGAACCAGTTCGTGGGTGAAGCCCCGGTTGGAGAAGAACTTGACCACGATCCAGCCACCGAACTCGACCATCGCGTAGTGCCGTCGTTCAATGAGCCCGCGCGTCAGCTTCTCGGCCGACCCTTCCGTGATCTTGTCCTCGGACTTGTAGCAGATGCGCGCCGCTCGCTCGATTCGCAAGTGCGCGTCCTCGGGGTACTCCAGGATGACGTATTGCGGGGCAATCAACTCAGGCATGTTTCCCTCCCAAGCACGCGACACTACCAGCAAGGTGGAGGATAGTCAATGGCAAACTTCCTGGTCAGTGAATGTCTGCCCATGACTTTCCGTTGGAGGCGTCTACGACCACAGGCACGTGGTGAACGAACTTCTCCATGCCCTCGACCATGCCCTCACTGAGCAGGCTCTCGGCCTCCGCGACCATCTCATGGGTGTCGTCCGTTTCCAGGATGATCTCATCGTGGACGTGGTGGACGATCTTCACGGGACCATCAGGAGTTTCCGGTGAGGTGACCCCAAAGCGCTTGTCGATGGCGTCCTGCACGATCGCCAGCGAGGTCTTCAGGGCGTCTGCTCCGGAGCCCTGCACCGGGGTGTTGTAGAACTCATTGAACGCCTCATGCGGGTCCAGGTAGCGGATGCGCCCACAGAGCGTCCGAGAGAAGCCGTTGCGCTGCCCGTCTCGTAGCACTCGTCGGTGCCACTGCTCGACCCCTGCGTAGCGCTCGAAGTAACGCTTGCGGTAGGTCTTCGCCTGGTAGGGCGTCAACGCCACACCGTAGTTCGACATGGCGTAGAGGACCAACTTGTCTGGCATCATTCCGTAGATGAACCCGAAGTTCACTGGCTTCGCGTTCTGCCGCTGGGCCTTGGACACCTTGTCGGGGTCCATGTCCATGATGACTGCCGCTGTCGCCCTGTGCGCGTCCTCCCCGTTGATGAACACCTGCGTCAGCGCTGGGTCCCCGGAGATTTCAGCACACAGGCGCATCTCGATCCCTGAGTAGTCCGCTCCCGTGAGCCTACGCCCCTCTGGCGCCTCGAAGCAGTCCCGGAACTCCAGCGCCCGTGGGATCTGGTGCATGCTCTTGTTCGCGCTGTAGCGGCCCGTAATGAGCAGCCCGAAGTACTCCGTGTGGACACGGGAGTCCTCGTCTAGATGGCGCAAGAAGGTCATTCCGAACGTCTTGACGCGCTGTGCGATGTGGCGGTAGTCGAGCACCTTCTTCACGAGGGGATACTTACCCGCGTGCTGCGCGAGGACGATCTCCGGCGTGTTCTCGATCTTCAGGCCGAGCCGTTTCAGGGAAGCGAGCATCTGCTGCGGCGAGTCCACGTTCCACTGCCCGCTCATCCCCGGCAGCGCCATCTGGTCCTTCGGGTGCGGTAGCTCGTAGAGTAGCTCCTCGCGGGACTTGAATCGCGCTGCCGCGTTGGCTTTCGCGAGGGTGGTCCACTTCTCCTCATCGAGGGCGAAGCCATTCAACTCGGTCCGGCACTCCGCGAACACCACGCCAAACTCCACAAGCGCGGTGGTGAGCAGCCCGTACTCCGTCAGCTTCTTCTTCAGAGCCACCCGAAGGGGGAGCAAACGCAAAACATCCTCGGCTGCGTAGTCCTTCTGCTGTTGGTTGAGCGTCCCGGACCAGTTCGACTTCCCTTGCCCGACGTTCACCGGGTGCTCGTCCAACTCGCGGATGATCACGGAGTCAAGGTTGTGCCTGAGCCCCTTCTTCCCGTTGTACGTGATCGCGCTCGACCGGAACGTGCAGAACACCGGCCAGATGCGAAGGCGGAACTTCCACCACATCCACTTCTGCTCGAACTTGGCGTTGTGGATCACGAAGATTGCGGAGGTCTCCCGCATGGCTTCGAGCACAGGGCCGAGAGTCTTGGTCTGAAAGAGGTCGATGACGTAGATGCGACCGCGCCCGTCGTTCTCCACCCCGGGCACGACCAACTGGACCAGACGGATGTCTCCGTAGCGAGGGTCTAGGGAGGTGGTCTCGATATCAAGGCCGAGGACGTCGGCCTGTAGGACGTCCTGCGCGACGCGGTTCAGGTCGTCCGCTCGCGTGATGAAGTCGTAGTCCAGCACGACTACGCGGCGCGGGCCAGCTTCTTACGGCCGGCTTCCGACACGCGGTACTTGCCACGTGCGACCTTCTCCACGAGCCCGGCCTGCACGAGGCGCCGAAGCGAGTTCCGGGTCCACGAGTTGGCCTGCCGCCTCCCGCGCGACTTGAAGCACGTCTCCGACAGTTCCGCGATGGTCAGGATCGTCCGCACGCCCGAACCGGGGCCGTTGAGCGCGGCGAAGACCTTGTCCTCCTTCGTGTTGAGACCGTCCGTGGAAAGCTCTATGGACGGAGCGCTCTGACCGCTCGTCGGGGTCTTCTTCTCAGCAGTCTTCTTCGGGGGCGCCTTCTTCGCGGCGGCCTTCTTCTTCCTCGGCTTGGTCACCTTGTGGGGCTTCGCCTTTGCCTCGCCGCGCTTCTTCACTGGCTTCCCCTTGGCCTTCTTCACGGCTGCGGCGACACCTGCGACTTTTGAATCAGCCATCGTCCGATCTCCTTATCCTTGGGAGTGATCGCTCCCAACATCCATAGTTGGGACTATACCACGTTTGCTCTTGAAGGGCATCCGTTTATTTCAAGGGCTAGCAGGCGCACCCCGAGCAGTTTCGCGTGCGCGCGAGTACGCCTCAGATCGACCGACAGAATAGCAGCTACGAGCGCACCCGCAACCCTGCTCTCACGCCCCAGCGGAGTCATCACTTTGGCAGCCCACAGCCCGACGACGCGAGCCTCGATACCGTTGTCGGTGAGGGCGGTCACAAACTCCGTCGCAGCCACACGCGAGGAGGGACGATCGCAGCCAACACGGACGTGCCAGGCATGGCTAGTGGTCGTCGGGGCCGTAGATGAAGAAGCGCTGGCTCGGGTCGTCTTTCATCCGCTTCTTCATGGCGGCGTCGGCCTCTTCGTGCGTGTCGAATCGCGCCGCCAGGTGTAGCTCATCTCCAGGCTCCTCGAAGTCGTCGAACCCGACGAGGTTGAACCCCTCCTTCGGGATCATCTTCGCCTTCGCTTCGAGCCGCTTCTCCATGTCTGTCTTCTTCGCCATCGTCCTCACCCTAGTGATCGGCACCCGACTGCGTTGGACACCTGCTCGGGGCACTCCGGCTGGGGGCCGGGGTCCTTGCCCTTGTCTTTCTCGTATGCCCACTCGGCAATCTTCGCCTGGGTCTTCTCGATCTCTTTGCGGTTGGCGTCGACCTTCTTCTTCTGCTCTGACGTCCGTGGCTTGAACACGTCGTGCGACCACTCCGCCATCTCGTGCTGCCGGCGCGTCCGGACCTGGATCTCTTTCTCCAGGCCGTCTTCGTCCTCCACGATCAGGTGGTGCGATCGGTAGCTGCCCTGCGGGTTCGAGATGTAGTCCCGCTCCGCCTTCACCTTGAACTGTTTCTTGATCTTCCCGACGGAGCGCGTCACGTCGTCTAGGCTGTCGTGGATGATCCGGTAGCCTGTGCCGTCCTGCACGTCATCCGCCTTTTTGAACCAGTGCGGCTTGGTAGCGATCTTCCCGAGGACCGAGCCGAGAGTTTTCACCCGGCCCTGGACATTCGCGCCACCCCCGGCCATCTCCTCCAGCTTCGCGCCGAACGCGACCACACCCTTCCTATGCGCGTCCACGACGCCACGGGCCTGGTCGATGTGGTCCTGAATGTCCATCCCGGGAGCCAACTCGCCGCTTCCGACCATCCCATTCAGTCGCGTGATCGTCTCGGCCATTATCTCCGCGCCCTCGGCGGCGGGCTCCGTGCCGGGTATCTTCTGCCAGGTGCCATCGCGCAGCTTCAGGTAGGAGCCGTCGCTCCACTGGTGGACCTCGCCAGGCTTGGCTTTACGGCCCTCCTGTATCTCAGCCCCGTACTGAATGGCGAGGGCCTTGGAGATCGAGTCGATGTCCCCCACCCCGGTCTCCTCCGAGGCCGTCATCCAATCGTGCCAGTAAAACTCCTGCAAATCGCCATCCGAGTCGAACGGCAGGTGGGAGGAATCGGAAGGGTTCATCCCCTTCCACAGGTCCAGCGTCAGAGGCTCGAAGGTGGCTGGGCCGTCCTTAGTCACCACGACGACCTTCCCACCCTCCCCCTCGAACGTGTCGCCTCGGAGGATGCGTTCCGGATGGTCTGGAGAGGTGCGACGGACCCACCACCCCTTCCCCGCAGGGAGCGGCACAGGAGCCATGACGATCTCGGGGTGAGCCGGGTCGCTCCCGAGCCTGAGTTTGTAGACGGTGTTGAAGTCCAGTGACATGTCAGTACCCCAGCGGCTTCAGGTACTTGGTGTACATAGCCTTCTGATCCGTTTCAACGACCACGAAATCCTCGATGGGCACCCCATTGTGCTCGGTGATGCCGGCGTTATCCAGGGCTGCCAGAACCTTCTTCCGCGTGCTCTCGCCCCCCGTCGCAATGCGCTTGATCATGGAGGCCGGGAACCCACGCCGCAAGACCAGTTCCGTGTTCGAGTGCTTGCTTGCGTTCTCCGCCTTGACCGCGCTGCTCAGCCCCTTCCGGTTGTCGTAGAACGACGAATGCCCAGGCTTGGTGGCCCCGTAGGAGTCCCCCCGCGCAAGGTGAACGTCAAGCCGGTCCAGGAGTTCCGGTGCGATGACGAGTTTGATAGCGCCCTGGACATTTCCCTGGTCCATCGAGCCGTAGTGGTCCTTCATCGCGATCCGCGTGGTCACGTTGTCCGAGCCGCCGGTCTCCATGTCGGAGTGGACCGACGAGCCCCCAGTACCAAGCCCCATCCGCATCCGCTCGTGAGCGCCTACGCCTCCGGTCTTGAGTATGTTGGCCACCTTGCTAGGGTTGTCCACCTGCCAGAACGGGAACCGGACCACCGGGTCGTCCTCGGTCCCGCCTCCGAGCGTCTTCCACCGACCTGGGATGATCGCCGACGCCCTTCCGAGTGGGCCTTGGACTGTGCGAATGGCCTCGATCTCGTCCTTCTTCAACTTGCCCTTCAGCTTCTTCTTCAGAAGGGGGATCGTCAACTCAACGTCATCCTCGATGAGTTTGTCGTGGACCTTCGGGGAGACCGACCAGAGCGCCTGCGATAGATGGAACAGTTCGACGTCCGACTTGCTCGGCTTCTTCAGAACCTCCTTCGCGAGTCCGATCTCATCGAGCAGCTTCTTCAGAACCGTCTTCACCTTCCCAGCCCCTTCAGGGATGATCGCGTACACCGACCCCTGGAAGGAGTAACTGGCTTTGTTGCCGTAGTGTGAGTGGTCCACCTTCGGCCCGAGCACGAACATCTCCGAACCTTTCGGCCCCTTGAAGACGAGCGCCTTCTCAGAGTGCCCCCCGCTCGACGAGTAACGCACCGCGTCCTCGCCCTCGTCGTAGGCGCCGAGGTGCCACTTGTACTCGCCAGGCTCGCCCCCGGTGATGTCCTTCCAGTAGGGCTTCCGGAGTTTGAAGTGGACGACGTGGGCCTTCTTCCCGTTCGTGAGGATGACCCTCTGAATGCTAGCTGACTGCCCTTCCACAGCCTTGCCGTCCAGGGTGAACTGCTTCCCGACGTGGCCCAGGTGGTCCTGCTCGACCGTGATGATCTCGTCGATGTTGGCAGGAGCCTCTTGGGGCGCGAACGCCTCAGACTGGTACGTCGGGGAGCCCTTGAAGTCCTGGTACTTCTGCCCTGGTTCGGACTTGATCTCGATCGTCTTGGTGATCGTCTTGTCGAGGTCACCGCTCTTCACGAACACCATGTTGTAGTTCGAGCCCATCTTCGGCTCTCCCACCACCTCGACACCTAGTTCTTGGAGGTACTCCGTGACCTTTGTGATCGGCTCCATATTCTGGACACGCACGACCGTGAGGTCCGGGTCCGACTTGTGCGGCTTCAGGGCGTTCGAGCCGAGATGCTTCAGGATGAGCCCTCGGAGGGTGTCCGAGACCTCCTGGAATGTGGACTGCGGCCCGGCCGCCTCCGAGGCGTCGCTCACCCACCCCGCCGCGAACGTAAACTTCCCGGTCTCGCCCTCGCGCTTCACGTACTTCTCCGTGATGAACTCCTCGAAGTCCCGACGCAGCGTCGCCCGGCGAGAGACCATCTTCTTCACGAAAGCGTAGCGCTCGTATTCCTTGTCCGCTCCGAGCATCTTTTTGTTCGTGGCCGCGTACCCCTCCAGGGCCTTGGTCAAGGTCTCGACGGGCATCTGTTCCAGCTTTTTGAGGGCGCTGTTCATGGACTTCGGATCGAAGTCCATCGTGCCGCCGCCGAACGCCCGCCAGAACTTGTTGTAGTAGGGCTCCTGCTCGCCGTAGAGGTCGCTGTTGGGTCGGTACTCCGTACTCAACTCGTCGGGGTGGGACTTGTGACCGACGTACTTCCAGCCCTGTTCCTTGTCGATCCCGACGACGCGGCCCTCCTTCGTGATGACGAAGTTTGCGGCGAAGGAATCGTGCTGGGACATGAGCCAATCGAGCAGGTGCTCTTCGGCGACGTCCTGCTTCTGCTGCTCCGTCAACTCCTCGGGCGCCACGCCCGCGAGGTCTTCCTGATTCGGGTCCAGGTCCAACATCGGTTGGAGCGTCCCGAGTTGCCCCTTGTACTTCACCGTCTCGACAGGGACATAGGCATCCGGGCGAGCTACGGCCGCCACGGCGGCGAAACCCTCCTGCGACTTGGCGCGGAACGCCTGCGTCTTCTTCGGGCCGCTCTTCGGTATCGACGGCTTGAACAGATAGAGCTTGCCTGTGTCCGGGTCCTTGAGTCGCGTCTTGGCTCCGGCACCCTTCATCCCGGCCGACCCGATGTCCTCCAGCGTGTCGGGGTCGGGGAGGTCGGCCTGCGGAGTGACGAACGCCGCCGCTGCCGGCATCTTCGGGGGCTTCTTTGGTGCCTCGGGCTCGTCCGACTTCACTGCCTTCGCCGGCACCAGAGGGGTCATCGCCTTCGCGGGGGCCGGCGGCTCAGATATCGGGGTGACCCCGGACTTCAGATACATCGCGTCGATGTCGCTGAGATCGAATGTCTCCTTCGGGAAGGACAATTCCCACACCGCGAACTGCGGGTCAAACTCCATCAGGCGGTATGTCTTCGCCTTGGGGTTCCACGCCGCCATGGAGCCGTTCGGGAGCATCGCCAAGGGCTTCAGGTGCTTGGAGTCTCCCTGCACAACCTTGTAGGTTGGGAGGCCGTTGTCATCCACCTCACCCGTGGGCTTCAGGGTCTTGTAGTCAGGCTCCCCTATCACGTCCTTCAGGTCCGATGGGTCGAGTATCTCTCCGGTCGGAACGAACTTCTTCCCCTGCGCCGGGTCGGCCTTGTAGATGACGATCTTGGACTTGCCGTCGATGTACTTGTGCTCGGCAAACTTCCCGTTCGGGAGCACCAGGACCGACTTCCCGTCGTGGTCCACGACATGGGCCAAGGTAGCACTGAAAGTACCGTGGTCCGGGGCCAGGGCTTGGTGCATCCCCGGGGGAGTCCACATGTAGCCCGAGTTGTAGTAGCTGTCCCCGAGCGCGTCATACTGGTGGAGCACGTAGGCGCCGTTCGCTTTGGACCAGACGCCGACCTTGCCGTCCGGCAGAATGGCATACGTGCTGCCCTTGTACAGCCCGACAGGGTAGCCCCTGGGGTCCTTGGCGTTTGCGGGCTCCAGGGCGCCCGTAGGCTTCGCCTTGGGCTTCGCCTTGGGCTTCGCCTTGGGCTTCCACTCCGGAGGCTCCACGGGGGTGCTGACGGGCACAGAGGGCACCTGAGCCTGGAGTTTCTTGACCTCCTTCAAGGTGACGTACACGGTCGGGTGGGTCGGGTAGTAGTTGTAGTCCCCGAGGATGTCCCTCCATTCCCACACGAGGTACTGAATCGACAGCGGGTCCCACCTGGCCAGGCGGCTGTCGGGGAGGAGCGTCAACTTGTGGTTGTCGTCCATATCGTCGGTTGGGATCGACTCCACCATGGGAAGGCCGTTCGTGTCCTTCTGCGAGATCGACTTGCAGTCGTTCGGCAAGGGCACGCTGTAGGTGGACGGCTGGGCCTTGTCCGCCCCCACGTTCTGGAACTGGTGATAGCGGCCGTTCTTGACCGTCAGGGACAAGACCGTCATGAGTTTCTTGGCCTCGTCCGGGGAGACGGTCTCCCCCGACTTCGAGAACATAAACCCGTAGTAGGGATCGTAGTCGTAGAGCAGGTAGACGCCACTGTCCGGGCGCCATCGGGCCACACGGTCGTCCGGCATGAGCGTCAGGCCCTTCGCCACCTGCTCATCGTCGGAAGCCACCTCCATCACTTCGTCCACGAGCGGGAGGCCGTTCACATCGACCTGACCCGTGTACTTGGTGAGGTGAGGCGCCAGTTCGGCGTGAGGCGCAACGACCTTCTCCTGCTCCGGAGCTTTCGTGGAGGGCTTGCCCTTCTTGGTGCTGTACTTCTTCGACGGCGCCCCGGGCTTCTTCTTCGTGGTGACCTTGAACGGGTTCTTTGACTGGGCCTTGGATTTGGCCTTGGCCTTGGTCTTGGTCTTGGTCTTGAGAGTCGCGGACTGAAGGGGCTCGTGGTCCTTTGTGGGGTCGTCAGCGTGGACCCAATGGTTCGTGACCTTGATCCACTTCACGTCCGTGCCGTCCGGCGTTATGGCGACCACATGCGACGGCGTGACTTTCTTGATCGTGTAGTTCGGAGGTAGCTCGAAGTCCTCCGGAGGCTCCATCGGCTGCGGCTTCGCCTTTGGCTTTATGGCTGGCCCCGGCTTCAGGTCGGCGGGCGAGTAGGTGGGGGCGGCCTGAGTGAACCAGGTGGCTCCCTCCTTCTTCACCTCGTAGTAGAGCCCGTCGTCAGGGTCGAACTCCATGACACGTCCGTCAGGGAGGATCGAAAACACATCTCCGGAGGTGTCGTCGTCGACCGTGGGGAATCCATGGGGGTCCTTTTTGCCCGTGAGGGTGAACTCAGGTGGTAGCTTCGGGGCCTTCTTCTTCGCCTTGGGCTTCACCAGCGGTTCAAATTTCGCCAGGATCGGAATGTCCACAGGCTTGCCCACGAACGTGGACGTGTCCAGTGAATCCCCGTACTTCCAGCCCGGGGGGTACAGGTCGTCTGGGCCGGTGTAGGCGCTCGGGTCCAAGAGCGCTACGTACTCAGTCTTTGTCGGGAGCCACCCGAGCTTTCCCTTGTACTTCTTGACCTGGCCGTGAGGGATCTCTGTGGGGCCAAAGACCTTGCCGCCCTTCTTCACCCACACCCAGACACGCTTCATGGTCCACGAGAACACCGGAACGAACTTCTCCGGGTTCGGCGCCTTCGGGGCCTCTACGAGGAGCCCTGAAGTGTGCGGAATGGCCTCGCTCAACATGCCCATGGTCGTCTACCCCTACCGATCTCTCGGCCGAGTTTAGGAGTACCACAGGTCAGAAGCCGACGTCATCTTGCTGGGGCTTCGCCTTGGAGGTCTTCTTCGACTCGCTCTTGTCGAGGACGTCAGCGAGCGCTTGGAGTGCCGGACCGAGGACGGTGTTGATGTCTTTCGCGTGGCCCTTGCAGTGGTCTCCGATGCGCCTGACCGCCTCCCGGGTCTTCTTATCCATGGCGATGTAGAAGTGCTCCCGCTTGCCGTAGGTGAAGACCATGAAGGATAGCTGCACCGTGTCCCCGTAGCTCGACCACAGTTCGTTGAGGATGCGTTCGAGGTCTTTCAGGGTCTTGGCTTCCTTCGCCTTCTCAGCAAACTCCTTCTGCTTGTCCTTCGGCAGCGCCGCCTTCGAGAGGCCCTGCTTGATCCCGCTGACCAACTTGTCCCAGCCGTGCGTGTCCGTGTAGGCGAAGAGGCTCTGGAGAGCGTCCTCTCCGTACCTCTTCGCCATCTGGTGATAGAGCAGCGCCATCTTGTCCGGGTTGAGCTTCCCTCTCAGGACATTCAGGCGCACCGTGACGAGCTTCTGGAGGTCTTCATCCTTCCAGCGTGGTCCATCGAGCACCATGGCCGGAATAGAAGGAAGACGTAGGTCCACAGCCGCCGCGACGCGGTGCTCTCCTCCGATGATCCGATACCTCCCACCATCGACTGGGATGACCTGCACAGGAGCTATAAATCCTACGTCCTCGATCTCGCTCACAAGCCGATTGAAGTCGTCCTGATCCAGCGTGTTCGGATTCCAAGGGTTGTTGTCCAGAAGGGTCGGGTCCAGCATCTCAAAGATCGTTCTGCCTTCTAGCTTCTTCTTATGGGTCATCGCTCGGACAGCACGACAGCCATGTTCTGGCACTTGCCAGCGACAAAGAACATCTCGCCGGTAAACTGCCGGAGGAAGGCGTCCAGCTTCTCGTCAGAGTCCGGAGCCGGCTTGTCGATCCCGACAATGCCCTGGCCAATGTACTCCCGCCACTTCTTGACGGTCGCCTCGATGTGCTCCAACTCGGTGTGCAGGTTGTCTGGGGTTATGGGTAGCACCAGATTCAGATCACTCATCGTTCGCCTCCAAGACCTCGGCAGCCCTCGACAGGGCATCCATGCCGTACTCGATCACCCACGTCGCCGCGTCGATCACGACGAGTCTCTTGCCCAGCAGTCGCTCGAACTTGGCGAGGAAGATAAGGTGTCTGTTGGGGTCGTCGGCCTTCCGGAAGTCGTTCGTGCTCAGGAAGTCGGTACAGATGAGGTCCAGACAGTGCCCCGGCCTGTCCGAGTTTGCCAGTTGCTTCGCGCGCCCGATGGCCATCTCGATGTTGGCCTTCTGCTCGGGCGTGAGGTTGAACCACATCTTTTTGAAGCGGTCCGCGTCGTCCGGTGGGGGAGCCCCCTTGAACTCGTCGTCGTCCTCGTCGTCGGCGGTGCCCACCGCCCTCGCCTGGTCGTGCTTCTCTCGGGCTTCCAGCGCGCGACGGATGGCCTCACACAACTCGTCGTAGTTCAGGTGCTCTGCCACTTCGACCCACTTCTCCGCGTTATCCGCGTCAATGACGCGGATCAACTCTCGGACCTTAGTCCATCCGAGCGCGATGATCTTCTTCCGAGTCGGGCGATCGAGTTTTCCGCCCAGCGTGATGTGGAAGTGGTGCCATATGGCCTTCAAGCGCTCGATCTTGCGCTTGTGGAGACCTAGCTCCTCCTCGCCCCACTGGACGTAGCTCTCGTAACCCCACGCCACGGTGACGCAGGCATTGTGGGACTCGTTGTTGATCGGGGTGGCCCAGACAGTATGGAGGATCTCCGCCAACTCCATATAGCCCTGGTCGATGGTCTTGACCAGTGCTCGCGCTCGCTTTCGTATCTTCGCGCCCCACGCTTCCGATCCCGGAAGTTCCGCAATCGCCGCCACGTTGCTCACTTCCTACCCTCCTTCACGAAGATGATCTCCTTCGCTCGCACCTCCATGAGTTTTCCATGGCGCCCCTCACGGTTCATGAGTTCGCCCTCCACGATGACATACCCCCCGCAAAAGAGATGCGTGCGACACTGCTCAACCAGGATGTCGATGTAGACGTTGATCTTCGCCCATGCCGTGATGGTGGCACCGTTGGCAGCGCGGTCCGACGCCATCGTGAACGATAGGACCGGCGAATCGTCCGGCAGGGTGCCATAGTTGATCTCGCGAGACACGTTGCCCGAGACGATCACCTTGTTTATTCCTCGCATGATGCCATCCCTCTTGCCATGCGGATGACGTCGCTGTCCAGACATGTGACCACGGCGCCTACCGCATCGAAGCCGTGCTCCCACTGACCGTTGGGCTGGGGAGGCTTCCTGGCCGGGAAGCGTGCCTTGAACCCGTCGAACTGGCACGGGTAGCGAGCCTCTAGGACACGCCGGACGTCCTCTTTCGTAGCCGACTTGTTGTTGCAGAGAGCTTTCTTGATCTCCTGCGGGCTCGCCTGGACCATCGGCAACTGGTAGATGTAGCAGAGGTCGATAATGATGCCCCACGACAGGGCAACTTTCGTAGCGGCTCCGGCGTTCCGGGGCCACGATGCAGCCTCCGCTGCAATGGCCATAGGCTTCCACTCCTTCACGGTTTCATGGAGCACAGCCGAGATAGCCTGACCTCTGTGAAAATTGTCGTCGGCAGCCTTGACGCCCTTCTTCTTCTCGGACTTCTGAGTGCGGATGACATCAGTCGTCATCACCTTCTCAGACGAGGAGGATAGCCGCACGATCCCGAAACCAAACGATGCAAACCCGGGGTCCAACCCAAGAATGTAAACTTCACGATCCATCGTCTCCCCCGAACATCGCCATTCGTGCATGGTGCTCTGCAATCCTTGACGTCACACCGATCGCTCCGAGGATACGATCTGCATCCCTACAGGACCAGAGACAGCCGTCGCCCGCCTTGCGGAAGATCTCTTCCTTCTGGACCTCCACGGCGCGAATCATGCAGTCGACAGCCTCCCGGTTCTCCTTCCCCCACGCCGACTCATAGAGCCAGCACAGGGAGCACACGGGGGTACCCTTCCGAACCCCAGAAGGAAGTTCCGGTGGGAAATGTTCCCAGACCGACTGGCGCTTGTCGCACTCCTCGCATGAGATGTTCCAGAGCGACTGGGGGAGGGGACGGAGCACCTTTGGATCGAGGAAGACGAACTTGGGAGAGGCGACCTGGAGGAATGCAGGGTCGTCGATGATCGTGTCGTGCCCCATCAGTCGGCCTCGAAACAAGGCTCGACGCAGGCACAGAGGTCCGCCCGCTTGCAGTCCGAAGACGCGCAGATGCGCTCGGGGAGGTGGCTGGTCTCGTCCTTGACGCCGGTCCAGATGTCACGAACGAGGTTCTGCATGGCCTCCACGTGGTCCTCGTCGTACTCGACCGTGTGCTCGATCAGGCCCTTCATACCGCCCGTACCCTTGTCCCAGTAGAGCACCTTGCCCCACTGGCAGCCGGTCATCCACATGTAGCATTGCGCCTGCGTCACATGGTCCAGCTTCGCGCAGGTGCGGACCTCGTAGGCCCCTCGTGGGCTGATCGACTTGACCTCTAGGACCCCAAGCCCTGGCATGCCTTCCAAGCGCAGAAAGCCATCTGGGTGGCCCGCTAGGCGGTACTCCGGGTCCTTGATCCACTGCTCCTCGAAGATGCTGTTGTCGGACGTGAGGACGCTCCCACACTTCGGACACACCTCGGGGCGGAGTATCTGAGAATCCTCGAACGTGTGGTCCCTTTCGGGCTCGTCCGGAAAGATCGGGTACGTCTCCTCGGGGTCAGGCTCGCCCCATAGCGACCGACCTCCGTGGTGGGTTCCGCACACCGCGCAGAGCCAGCGCCCGAACAGAGTTTTCGTCTGCGGCAGGATGCGGTTCTGGAGGTCCCAGTGGAGCCCATTACCGTGCTCGAAGATGAGCATGAGGTCGGCACCCACGTTGTCGGCTCGGATGATCTCGCCCCGGACAGCGAGCACCTCCTCCCGAGCACACATCATTGCGAGACCGGAGACTCTGATCCACGAGTCCTCGGTTAGTGGCGGCTTCTCTCGCTCTTCCGGAATGGAGCTACGAATCAGCGGCTTGAGATCCCCGTGAGCCTCCGTACCCATCGTCCTATACCCCTTCCAGCGTCCTTTGGCTCGCAGGTGTGAGCCACCTCGTCATCCGTCTCGCCTAGCACCTCTCCGAGCCCTTTGTAGCAGGCCCGGAGCAGGTCGGCGCCCTCCCGGTCCGTCGTCTCTTGCTGGCAGCCTGGACAGACCCACCAGCCCTTAGAGGCGTCCCATTCTAGCAGGTCTTCACAGGCGACGCACTCCAGGTCCAGTTGGAGATTGCGGTCCCCTCTTCCTATGATCACTCGCACACGATCGAAGGCTGACACATGGAGATACGGCCGCATGCGTTCGAGGTCTTTTAGGAGCATCGGCTTGCCAGTCACTCGTCACCCTCTCGCATCATGGCCAACAACCGCTCGGCCACGTCCATCGGCAACATGAGCCAGTCCTCGGCATAGCCTGACGCCCCCTCGTAGTGGAACACCATCGCCGGGATCTTCATCCGACGCTTGGCCCCGACCGTGACCTTCCGAAGCCAGTCGCGCTTGACACCGATCGACTTGGTGTTGGGCTCAATCCGCTTGTGCTCTATATGGAGGTCGGGGGTGGTGATGTCCCCGCAGACCGTGGTGGGGTCGCTCTTCGACCAAGGGAGCCCACCAGAGCGGGCGTGGGTGCGCCCTCCAAGTCGCTTGGCGACCTTCTTCTCTTCCCGAGAGGACTTCTTCGCCCGGTCATAGTTGGCATCGAACGCCTTGGGTCTGGGGCCGTCTACGCCGCCGTCAACACGCCCATCAGCGTCTCCCCGAACTGCTTCTTCAGGGCCGCGTTCTCCACCATCGCTGTGACCAGAAGAGATTTCGACTTGTACTTCTCTCCGAGGCATGTCCAACCGTTCCCAGACTTCTCGACGAGCCCGATCTTGATCCCCATGTCAACCATAGGGGGCTCCTCGTAGACCTCGCCCTTCTTTTTGATGGTCGTGTCGGCCAGCATGAGCCGCCACTCCCCTTCGATCTTCGCCCCGGACGACTTGTTCTTCTCGACCCGGAACGACATATCCACGTGAAGGGGTCGCCCGGTCACCTCGTCCATCACGTACTTGCCGCCGTAGGTCTTGGTCTCGGTCGTCGCAGAGAAGCCCGGAGCGTAGCCGCCCGGTTGCGTCTCTGGATTGCCAAAGAGCAGCCCGACCTTCATCCGAATCTGGTTCGTGAAGAGCAAGGTGGGTCGGCGCCCGGTGACGTTGCCCATGTGGTTTAGAGCCGCGCCGAACTTGCGGATGCCTCGGCCGAGAACACGCGCCTGCTCCGCCTGGAGAGCCTTGCCGGCACTCTCCTCGATCTCCTTCGCGGGCGTGAGGAAAGCCAACGAGTCGATGACAAGAAAGTCCACGTCACCCGACCGAAGCAGCGCCTCGGCGATGTCCAGAGTTTGCTCTGCGTACTCGGGAACGGACAGAAGCACCCGGTCAGGGTTCACCCCGTGTAGCCTGGCCCACTCGTGATCCCACGAACCCTCGACATCGAGGAAGCAACAGATGGTCTCGCGGAACTTCCCGCACTGGCACTCCCCCGTCTCCTCGTCCGGGAACGTGTAGCAATTGGCACATAGCTTCTGAGCATTGCCCATGGCTCGCAGGCAGATAACCGTCTTGCCGGTGCTCTTGTGCCCCCAGACGATGTTCGTCCGCCCCCCGGGGAAACCCCCGCCCCCGAGGGCGTAGTCATAGAAAAAGATGCCAGTGGGGATGCGCGGGATCTTCTTGATCCGGAACTCGTCGGCCGGCGTGAGGATGTTCTTGCCGTGCTTCTTCTTGATCTTGGCGATCAACTCGCTCGCCATAAGCGCTTTGAATCGGTCCTCTTTCGACTTCGCCATGAGTCCCCCTAAAACAGATGCTTCCCGGAGCCCTTGGATTTGCGTAGCTCGGCAGCACGTTCCTGGCCGGTCTCGATCTCCGTGGCCAGTCGCTCACCGACCGTCTTGGCCACAAACTCCAGAGCCTCGGCGTACTCCTCGCGGTAGCACGGTACGTCGAGCGAGACCTGCACCGACAGAGACCAGAAGTTGCCGAGGTTGAGCGTGTGGTTCACACGCAGACCCGCGTGAGCGGGGTCCGTGTGGAAGTCCTGCACCAGGATCTCCTCCACCGCCTCTTCAGGGTCGATCACGAGGTCACCGCTCTCCTTGTACTGCCGGCGCACTCGCATCACGATGGGCTTCATGGCGACGATGCCTCCCGGCTCCACCGTCTCCGTCAGGGCCTCCTCGACCTGCTCCATGTCCGCCTCGACCTGCTTTTCAAGGGTCGGGTGAGCATCCTCGACTGGACTCGTTTTCATTCTTCCAACCTCGCGTCCATGACTCCTAACCTCGTCCATCCATCCACGATCTCGTCGTAGAAATCTTCCCACTCGGACTGCCCTCGGATCGCTCCTCCCCTCCTGTCGAACGCCCCTTGCACGACCTCGATCATGTCGAGCGTATAGAGTCGGTACGACAGGGAGGACGACACGAGCGGTGTTTTGGGCAGCACCTCACGCTTCTCCATCTGCGTGAGAGCCACCACCGTCCTGTTCACAGCCTTGGCGAGCGTTCCGATCTTGTAGAGCCTCATCCGGATCGGCGTCTTTAGCCGTTTGAACCGGACATCCTTCTCCACGTAGGTCGGACGCTTCTTCTCTTTCAGCGCACCGATTTCGAGTTTTCCTGCCTTGCGAAGCGCAACCTGAATCGACTCAACCATCTCCAGGGTGTAGAGCCTGTCCCCCTTCTTTGACCTGTAGGGGGTCTGGGGGAGCGTGCCGTTGCGCTCCCAGACGCGGATGGTAGAGATGCCTTTTCCGATAGCACGAGCAAGAGCCCCAATGGTGAACATGCGTACCATGACGCCATCCACCTCGACCTGCACCGTCTTCCATGCCCCGGATGTCTGCATCTTCACAGCCCGCTTCGCTCGGAGCCCCTCTTTCTCGACGTCCTTCCGGCGGCGTGCCCTGGCGTCCCGGTTCCACTTCTGCACCTTCGCTCGGTACATAGGGTCACTAGCGTACTTCTCACGCCGACGCTCATTCAGATCGTCTCGATTGTCGTCATACCACTTCTGGAAGTAGTCCTGAGCTTTCGGGGCTCTGGGCATCCCCCTACCTCTACCAAATAGGCCCCGATTGTCAAGCTATCCTCGTGTAGAACTTCTCTCGTTTCCTACCCATCGCCTCGAACATAGGAATCGAGTCATCGCGGAAGTCCACCACGATAGGATCTTTCTTGTCCGGGTGCGGCCTCTGAATACGACCCACCGCCTGCTCCACGTCGCTCATTGGCGTGGTCAGGAACAGCGTGTCCAGCGCCGGGATGTCCAGACCCTCGGCCGCGTACTGAGACGTGGCGAAGATGACCTTAGCCTGCGCCGACCGTTCGAGTTGGACCTTGGTTCGACCTCCGACGTACTGACCGATCGAAACGTCTCCGGCCACCGCTGGCCACATATTCCGAAGCTGCGACTCCATGTCCTGTAGGTGCTGCAAGCGCTCACTCAGCACAAGGATCTTCCTCCCCGCCTCCAAGGCTGAGACGAGTTGCTCCGCGATCAGATCGTTGCGGTAGCGGCTCTTGACCAGGAACCGAGTGATGAGCGCCTTCGGGGCCAGATTCGGATTGAAGCGGTCCGTCTTCACGAGTTTGAACTTGGTCCACACTCGCTTGACGACGGGCTTCAATCGCTCCTCTTTCCCCGCGAAGATAATCGGACCGATGTGCTGCCAGAACACGTCGTCGGCGCCATCCTTGCGCCGGGGCGTCGCCGTGAATCCGAGGCGGTACTTGGCTTGGAACCTCGGAGGAACAGGAGCCCACGTGCGGGCTCCGATACGGTGCACCTCGTCCACGATGACCAAACCCGGCCACTCCCACAGGTCTTCAGGGTAGGGCTGCTCTCCTCCAAGGGAGTGAACCATGCCCATGACCACAGTCTTGCCCCGGAAGTCGCAGGTGTCTTGCTGGACGCGACCTATCTTCGCCGCCGGAAGGAACTTCTCGATCCGCTCCGTCCACTGGTCCATCAGAAATTCCTTGTGGACTACGACGAGGGTAGGCACACCTAGCTCGGCAGCGATAGCCAGCGCCACGACCGTGTTGTGAGTCACGGTGAAATCTCCGAGGAGGAACCGCCCGTCCCCGTCCAACGTAAACCCCGCATACGCCCCGGTCCCCGCAAAACGAACATCGAACCCTGTCCGAGTAGGCACCTTTTTCTGTCGCCGGGGAGGGGCCTTCTTTCGGGACACACGCAGGGGAAGTGTAGAGAAATCGCCGGACAGACCCATGCGCCAGTAGACCTCCCCGTGTACAATTTTCTCCGACACCCTCGCCCGAAACCCAAGAGATCGGGCGAGGAACATGACGGCCTCCGCATAAGAGCGCCGCTTCTGCACGATGTCGAAATAACCGTTATTGAGGTGGCCGTCCGAGTCCAAAAAACCCGCGAGCAGTGCCCTTCGATCCGACCTGGACGCGGTGAGATACTGACGAGGGACCTCATCCTGCCAGTTGTGAGATGGTAGGTAGGGCACCGCGTACCTCCAGAAGTTTCCACGCGGACATGGAGACCGTACCTCGACGCCACATCCTCGCACAGCTTCTTGATCTCTTCGTCCCGCTTAGTGACCGCTACCTTCCTCAAGACCCCCTCGTCCGCACCCTTCGTACCGTCCCCGAACCACACCCCCAAAAAGTACGGGTCCAGCAGAAGTGGCTCGGCTGAGAGAAAGTCGACCCCTTGCTCCGGAGCAAACTGCTTGAGGTAATGCCGCTCCGTCTTCGATAGCTTCAGGTACTCCCCCACCTCAATATCCTGTACTTCTCCTGTCAGGGAGTGAACCAGAGTCAAGATGTGAGCGTCGTTGCACACCCAGGACTCTCCACGCAACGGAACGATCTCGTATAGCGGTCCGGTGCCGCGTGTCGTAGACAAAACGCGGCGGGGTCGGCTGTCCGGCCCCATGAGAAGATCGCCATCTTGAATGTCCTCGACAGGCTTTATCGCTCCATCGAACATGAGCACGGGAGTTCCGATACCCAGGCACTTCCCCCAGCCCGGCTTGGCTTGGATGATCCCGCCCATCCGCCCGGCCCGGAACATCGCCACCACCTCGTTCAGAGCGGTCTTCTGCTCCGTCCGAAGGAGGCCGACAAACTCCGCCGGCCACCAGTCCTTAGATCCTTCTGTGACCTGGAGGTCGATGTTGTGAGTCGCACGCCGATTGCTGAAAAAGAACTCGCGGGGGACGCCGAAGCGGTCACTCTCGTTCGCATACAGGTGGATCGGCAGGGGCTCGTCGCCCGGGTAGTCCCCGATCTTCTGCGGGTGAACCGTGAGCATGCGCTCCATGTTCACGATCTGGTCTGGCGTCAGGTCCGCCTTGGGCAACCACGCCCACCCTGTGACTGTCACATCCACGGTCTACTCCCCGGGCAACGCTCGCCCCGTCCGCCGCCTGTGCTCCAACCCCCGCTGGTGCTGGACCTCCCGGAGCACAGCCTCGTGCCAGATGTCCGGAGGCACGTCCTTGGCCTCCAGGGCTTTCCAGTTGTATTTCACCAGTCGAGGCTTCTCCGAGAGCGGGTCGTCCAGAGCAACATCCATCTTGCTCTTGCCCAGATAGAGCCGGACGAATCGGAGTTTGGGGGTCGTGTCGTCCATCATTCTCCTGCGACCAATGGTCGCTAGGGGTGCTGCGCCTCCACCCGGACCCGCAGCAGGAGTCGCCCACTGATCGCCGCTAGCAGGGGGGCCGAGTGGCCGCTCCATGGCGCGGTTGCCCCACCACTGTTCCCTGCCCTCGACTCCAACCCGATCAAGTGCCCCCTACAGCATCCTGCTTCTCCTCGGATGGTCGAACCGAGGAAGGCCCGGGGGCGTAGGCCCGTCAATCCGCTACCTGTCCATGCTCCGCTCGATGGTGCTTCCGACAAAGCCACCGCACCTCCAAGGGCTTCGAGTAGTCCTCATGATGTGCCTCGGCCGGTCGTTCGCACCCTTCCGCTTCACAAGACCCCCGCACCACCTTGCCGTCTCGGATTGCATTGTTGATGGCTGTGTTCGCCCTGTACTTCTCAGGGTGAGCTTGCCGGGCTCTCCTGGCGTACTCCCGCTTCTTCGCTCGCCGCTCAGGGGACTGTTCGCGCTTCCGCTCGTACCCCTGCCGCTTCTTACGAGTCTTCCTGTAGTTGCCTCGAACATCAGCCTTCGCGCACTCCTTACACTTGTTGAGACGTCCGTCGGCCGTCTCCGGGTGCTGGTAGAACTCGTCGAGGGGCCTCGCCCGGCCGCACTTGAAGCATGTTTTCTGCTCTTCCATGCAACCAGACTAGCGCCCTCCCGACGAGACTACAAGTACCCTTTTAGAACGGAACCTTGTCCTCCTTCGAGGCTCCACCCCCGCCACCCCCGCCACCCGACGCGCCTCGCTTGTTGTCTTCGTCGTCCTCTTGGACGGCGCCGAGGAGCAGACGCAGATCCTTCGGGGTCTTCGGCTTCAAGACCTCCATGTAGTTGAACGCCGGGACGACACGAGGGAGTTTGCCCTCCTCATCCGGCTTGACCTGGAAGGTCCGCGTGACCCGTGCCATGACCTCCGGGTCGGCCTCGGCCTGCTCCCAGAGTTCGGACAACTTGGTGCCACGGTAGTTCACGAAATCGAACATCTTCTCCATGTCGATATCGCGCTGGAAGTCCCAGTCGTCGCCGATGCTCGCCGCGTTGTCGTCCTCGCGGTTCATCTTCCACATCGTCCCGACCATCGAGCCCCGGTCTTCCTTCTTCCGGCGGAACTTCTTCAGGGAGCGCAGCTTCATCGGCACCAGCCGCATCTCGTACTGGTGCTTGTTCCCACGCTGATCCGTCCACTCGGAGCAGTCCACCGCCGTGAGGTACCCGACGTAGTAGCGGCCCCTCGGACCGAGCTTCTGGCAGCACACCACCTCGTCGTAAACTCCCTGCTGACAGGTGAGCCAGTTGCGGTAGTTGCCGTTCATCTTGGGGTTGTGCTCGTGCACGCAAACCGGCTCGTCATCAACCCACACGGTGTCCTTGGATGCCCCACCGGGAATCCACAAGCGGTGCGGTCCCTGCGCGGCGTCGAGTGCGGCCTCTTCGCCGCTGATCCCCTCAAACCCAGTGTCGTACCATGATCCGTCGCCCATGATTCTCTCCTCTCGATCTACATGATCGTTATGTGGCCATCCGGCCTAGAAGGGGTGCTTCTCCCCGTTCTGTCCCTTGTTCCCCCGCACCTTGACCTCCCCCGTCTCTGGGTCGTACCTGTCGCCCGTCAAGGGGTCTTCCACGAGCCCGTCATCGGTCTCGGAAGTCGCTTCCGCACCGTTGTCCCCATCCGAGGTCTCGCCTGGCTCATTCGCGAGTTCTGGTTCCTCGGGCTCGGAGTTTTCGGCGGGCGCATCGGCTGGGGGCTCCTCCGGGTTCTCGGGCTCCTCCTCACCCTGCACCGCCGTAACCTGCGGCTCTCCGGTCTCGGTCGCCTTTTCGGCGGCCTTCTCGACCTTCTCTGCCGTCTCCTTCACGGTCTCGCCCTCGGCCTTCGCTGGGTCGTCCTCCGGGTTCTCGGAGTACTCCGGGGTCTTCGGAGGCTTCTTCTCCTCGGGCTTCTTCTCGCCGCGCTTCTTCGCCGGGCCGCGCTTCTTCTTCCCGTCCAAACGCATCTTCGCGATCAGGTTGTCGATCGCCTTCTGGCAGTCGGGGCACATGTCGTCAAAGGAAATGACCACAGTGAACTTCGGCTCCGGGTCCTTGTTCGTCCCCTTGGTCTCCGTGACGACGAGACCATGCTGTTTGAAAGTCGGCACGACGTCGGCCGCTTTCAGGTGCTTTTCGTTGAAAGGCTTCTCACATCGGTCGCAGGTTTGGACCGAATTCGTCCGGACAGTCATGCTACTTCCTCCTGGCCCAAGGCCATCAATTGCCTACACGGCAACTCGAAAACTACCTAATAGCGATCCGATTGTCAAGCGGTATTTCGTGGCCCTAGAAGTGACTGCACTTCCTCGGGTTTTCGAGCGTCGATGTCCCCCTTGCCAGGTAGGTCAACGATGTCGATCTGTTCGATTCGGAAGGTGTTCCCACCCTTGCCTGGAGGGTCGAACGGCCGCCCAGGGAATTCCAAGTCTCGAAGGGCGAGCCGGTCGCGCTCGGCAGCCTCCGTCCCAGCCTTGTCCGCATCCGGAACGATGACCAGGTGATCGAACCAGCGCACCAGCTTCTCCGACTGCTGCCGGCTCAGGTGCGTACCCATGCGCGCAAGGGTGTTCTGGTAGCCGCACTGCCAGGTGTAGATCGTCTGGAAAAAGCCCTCAAAAAGGTAGCCAGTCCGGATGCTGGAATCGTGCTTGTGCCCCCCGAACAGAACGCGGTCCCGCTTGAACGGGCTGTGCAAGTACTTCGGAGGAGGGGACTTCCCGCACCGCGTGCATTCCTTCTTCACGACGGAGGCCCCACAGAAAGAACACACGCTGTCATCGAAGGTACGCCCACTGATCGAGACGAGTTTGCCATCTTCATCGCGAATCGGAATGGCGATGCGGTGCTTGAAGCTGTGCCAGCCGAGTTCCCACTCCACGACAGTCAGGTCCGAGAGCCTCCGGCCCTTGACGCCCATGAGCGGGTCGTCCTGCCGTGTCAGGTACTCCCGCACGTAGTCCGGCATGTCCTCGATCATCTTCTTCAGGACGTGCTCGGGAACCTCGGCCTGTGGTTCGTCGTCCGGATGGACGAACTTACTCTTGCGCGTCGGTCCGGCGGCGTACTTGCGAGCCGCGCGTATCCGTCCTTCGAGGTCGTTGGCGGCCGGCTCAGGGAGATCGAGATCGAACTTCTCGACGTCGATCTTATTGTGCTTGACCAGATAGTCGAAGAGGTCGGGCTTGGGTCGTCGCCCCTCCACGCTCAGGCGCCACACGAGCGGGAGGAGCCCTCCGTAGATACCACACGCCTGGCACCGACAATTGCTCTCGTCCCCAGGGTTGATCGAGATGGCAAACGACGGCTGCCGATCCTTACCCCCGCTATGGAGGTGGGTCATAGGGCACGTCGAGCGCACCCACTTCGCCCCGACAGAAATCTTCTGGCACCTGAGCGCGCTCAGGAAATACCGGATCTCGCCAACGTCCATGTCCTCACCTTCGCTTGGCCCGCTTGGCTCGCTTCACCCTCTTCGGCTGCCTGCGCGCCGAGGAGCGAGCCACCTTTGCCAGGCGTCGTCGTCTTTGTAGCTTCCGGCTCTCGTGAGGCTCTTCCGTCACAGGCTCCGCATCCTCTGACGTGGCGCCCGAACCCTCGGGCTCCTCAACCTCTTCCTTGATCAGCACGTACAGGGCATTCCACGCTTGCGTCTTGACGCTGCCGCCCTTCTCCCGTCGGTGGCGGTTCTCGGCCTTCTGCCCCTTGGTCTTGAGTTTGATCTTCTCCGGGGTGACCTTCCCAGAATTCTTCCATAGAAATCCGTATTCGATGAGTCGGCTGACAGCAATGTCCAGCGACTCCTGTACGCGCTCGACCTTGGTTCCGGTGCAGTAGCCGCTCTTGTAGATCGCGAGCGCGCAGTGCTTGACCAGGACTGGTATCTGCTTCGCAGGCATATCAGAAAGGCACCTGGTCCTTCGTGTTGTCGTCGTCCTTGAACAGGAGCCCAGAACCGTAGGGGTCGGGATCAGACCCAGAACCGCCGCCTGAGCCGCCTGAGCCGCCTCCTGCGCCTCCCTGACCGCCTCCAGGCCCTCCGGCCCCTCCAGCCCCTCCCGCGCCCGCTACGGCCGCCTGTGCGCCCTTGGGTAGCTCATCGAAGCACATGGTATCGAAGTCCCAGTGGGTCTCGATCTCCTCGCCTTCCCCCTCCCGGAACTTCAGGGGTAGCTGGACCATCCTCCGGTCCCGCTTCATGTCGTCCGTCCGGAGGAGCCCGAAGATGAGGTCGGCGTTCCAGCCTGCCGCGTCGGACAGGGCGATCTTCTCAGGGCCGGCAGACGAGAGATTGTTCCCCTTCACCTCGCGGTTGAACTGAGTCGAGGCCACGAGCGGAAGGTGGTTCCGCTTCGCCACCCGCTTCAGTTCGTCGAACGAGTTGGCCGCCTTCTCGATACGCCCCTCGCCCTTGACCTTCAGAAGGTATGCCCCGTCCATGAACACCACGTCCGGCTCGCACTCCTCGATCGCCGCTTCCAGGCTCTCGATCCTGAAGTCGAAGTCACCTCCAATGATGTAGAGCCCCTCCTCTTGTGCCAAGGTGACGAGTTCGTCGCGCATCCTCTGCTCGGCGAACGCACTCAGCAAGCCCTTCCGGAGGTCGTTGTACGGGTATCTGAAATGGATCGCGAGCCAGCGACGAATGATCGACAGTTGGGACATCTCGGTCGTGGCGAAGAGCACTCGCTTCTTCTGGACCGACCATACGTGGTCGGCGATGATTGCCAGAGCCCATGTCTTGCCGACCCCGAGGCGGGCGACGTACAGAACGAAATCTTCCGGCCAGAAGCCGAGGGTTGACTCATTGATCGTCGGCCACGGCGTGAGGATGCCCCGGTAGCCGGCCTTGATCTTGTCGTAGTACTCCAGGAACTCCGGACCGAGGGACGGCAGGCTCACGGTCTTCGCCGTGGCGACCCCCAGCTTCCGTAGCTCCCGGATGCCGTCCTCGTACTCCGCATAGGCCGCCTGGGGGTCCCGCGCCTCGAAGTGCTTGGTGATGGCTAGCAGTTGGTCCCCGATCGCGTTGTGGAGCCGGCGGTTGAGAACCTCGTCTATCCAGACCTCCGGTGGTGTCCCGGGTGGGGGATCGTCGAGTTTTACGCCGGTCTTGCCCTCCACGAACGCAGGGTCCGGAACGGCGCTGTACTGCTTCAGGTAGTCGAGAACGCACTTCCAGGCCGTGAGACCCTGCCCCGAAAGGCACTCCTCATCGACGCCCTTCTCGATAGCGAGACGAACGGTGCTGTGCCCCGCTTTCAGCGCACTAGCGACAAAGATCGTGTCAAGGTCCACGCCCTACCCCCACCTAACGTCTCAGGTCCCGAGGACCGCTTCTTTTACTGCTTGCTTCCGGCTGTCGTGCAGGTTCGGACCGGACACCTTGAACAAGAGCAAAACATCCAACAGCGAGTTCATCGGCGGGCCAGTGAGCGCGCCCTTGTCGAGCCGTGTCGTGAGGAGCGTCACGCGGCGCCGAGACGCTCGGTACCGGACCAATTCGTTGATCTCGGAGAACGTGAAAAACTTCTCGCCAGCGTCCTCTTGACGCAGATCGTCTAGGACAAGCACTTCGACCTCTCGGGCACGCTGCGCCATGGACGAGTCGTCGTCGTACTTCATGCGGGAGCGGATCATCTCGCGTAGCTCCCAGAGGCGAACGAACAGGGCCGTATACCCGCGCGAGCGGGCCTCCTTCGCAATGAGGGAGGCGATGGCTGTCTTGCCTGTACCCGTCGACCCGTGGATGACAAGCCCGGCTCCGTGAGCCATAGCTTCGTCCACGTTGCGGAGGTAGGTCTCGACCTTCTCGCGAGCCTCGTCGCTGACGTTCTGCACTTTCGCCAGCCAGAGGTCTTCCGGCAGGTTCATGCGCTCCAGGTCCACACGACCTAGCTTTCTCCTGAATTGCGCCGTGTCGATCATCCCGACCTCCAGGCATCGTCAACTCCCGAGCCCAAGAGACTCCAGCGCTGTTCTCGCCGTCTCATACCGCCCCTGCAACTCCGAGGGCGGCGTCTCGTCGTCGTCCTCGTGACCGCTCTGCCACGCCTCCCACTCCTCCATGACCTCCCGATGCTCCCCCCACATCGCGGCCTCTCGGAACAGAGACTCGTGCATGGAGAGGAGCAGCGCGAAGTTTGGGACGCTTCCTGGTCCCTTTTTGAAGAAGCGCACATTGATCGAATCCCAATTGCCTACCACAAAGCGTAGCGTCTGCTCCACCGCATCGCCACCATACATATCCACGAGACGGTACATCTGCCCGCGCGCCTTCGCGTTACCCTCGGCGTTCCATCGCACCACTGGCAGCATGGGGTAGCTGTCCTTGGTCAGAGTCGTGTAGAGGTCCCACGCGCAACGTGAGGCTTTGAGCACGGCGTGGGTGAACTTGGTCCCACCCTTCAGGTTCCGGACTCGCTGCTCATCGGCGTCACCCTTCTGGACCTGCTCTGTGCGCTTCGCTGTCAATCGCTCCGTCACCTTCTCGACCTTGGCCGCTTGTTGATGGTCCGCCTTGGTCTTGCCGATCGTCCCCGCCTCCGCCGCGCGGGCGAACCTATCCTCATCCTGCCTGGAGTCAAGAGCAGAGTCAATAGCAAACTCAGCGCTACTCCCTTCTTGATCTTTTTTCTTCTTTTGAGATCTTCTTCTACGTTCTTGTCCGGCGGGGTCATTCCAATGCTCTGGCTCGGGGCCGGTCGAGTGTGTTGGCGCGCAGCGCCCTACATATTCCTCGGACTTATCTATTCTCTCTCCCGAAGGGTTATCTATTACAGAGGGACTCTCTGACCCACCCCCCGGGGGTAGGTGGGACTCTGTGACCGAGGGGGTGGGACTCTCTGACCCACCCCCGTTCGCTCGGTACAGACCTCTGTCCTTCCGCGTGACCCACTCCTTCGCCAGCCGAACCCGTTCGAGCACGGGGATGCTGTACACCTGCTCTTCGGTCCGGTCTGCAAGCTCCTCCAAGTAGAGACAGAATTCCCGGCAGTCCATATCCGCGTAGAAGACCTCCATGCCGCCTTGGATGACGTGGCCTAGTTCGTAGACGAGAGCCCCACCCAAGGGCTGACCGTTCTCAGACCGAACCCAACCGATCTCTCGAAGCAGGTTCACGCGACGCTGGACGGTCTTCACAGAGAGGCCGGTCGAGTCGGCCAAGGTCTGACGACGGATACCGACCGAGAGGTGCCCCTTTCGGACCTCGGCTCGCATCTTCCCGTTGCCTCGGGAGCGCGACCGCCACACGTGAGCGCGTAGTTCTTCGTACACGGCGACGGTGTCTACCCCGAGCGCCGCCGCCATCTTCGACTGGTAGAAGGCAGAGTCCTTGATCAGGTAGCTTTCAGACCCCCCGCGCATCTTCCACCTCCTCCCCTTCAAACTCAGTCGGCTGAGAGTGACGTAGAAGGATCTCCAGGACGACCTTCGGGCCAACACCGATCACGGGCAGTGCGTCGAGCGCAGCCGGGTGGGTGTAGAGCGCGGAGTAGAAATCAGAGAGCACGGACCACCTCCCCCTCATGGCCCGCGCATAAAAAAGCACGAGCCCACTAGGAGGCCCAACGGAGACGAGGACGCAATGACGATGTGACGTCGGCGCGTGGAGCGCCTTTGGGCGTGGCTTACGCCAACGCCAATCCTCGAACCCGAATTCCTAGTGGGCTCGCGCTGAAACGGACTCTATCACATAGAAAGTTTATAGTCATTGCTAAATCCCCGTCCGGTAGTTGGGCCGCCACCGAATCAGGACCACCGATACTGCCCTCCAAGGGGCGAAGGGTCAAGAGTTTTCGTCGGAGGGATCTTCTGGCGCGATCGAGGTCACGGTTTCTGCTACTTCTGAAGGAGGGCTGGGAGCCTTGTACCCCATCTCAGAGCAGACAGGGTCGATCTCTTCTGGGCTGGTGGGGCGTCTCCAGAACGCATTCAGGGTGTTGGTCCCTTGGAGGCGTACCAGCCCCCGGGAACACGCGATTTGATCGTCGCAGGCCGCCTTGCCGCTCTCACAGCGACCTCCCCACGTGATAGGCCGCCCCGGCAACCACTGGACACGGTGACCTGGCCTCGACTCGGGCAACTTCCCAGCAAGCAGCCGGCGAGCGTCAGCCACGGCTTGGGGGCAGGCTTTCGAGCCGTAGTGCGAATCCCAGTGGTTCCCGGATTTCGGGTACCCCTCGGGCATCTCACAGTTGGGGGTGAGTTTGCCGACCCAGATCGCGCGTTGGTTCTGGGCCTTGATCATCCCGAGCACGTGACGCTGGTGCCGCCGTAGGGCCGAGAGGTAGGTCTCCCCTTCGCCCTCTACGCACTCTGTGATGCGTCGGATCATCCCCCGGTCGCAGGACCGGCGGCGGTTGTTCTTGACCACCTGCCAGATGCCTGTGCAGTCCTGGGGGTTGCCGTCGGCCTCGGCTATGCACACTCGGAGCAGGGCTGTCAGAAGGGCCTCGTGACTCTCCTCGACAGGTACATTCCAGATCTCGCCCCGCCTCTCTGCGGGCGACTCCCATCGGAACCTGCGAACACGGCGGACACGCTTTGGGGGCGCCTTCGCAAACTCCGCCTCCAGGGCTTCCGACCGCTGGCGTGACTCCTCCTCCTCCTGAGCCCAACAAGCCTCCCTCTCCTGCTCGTGTCGCTCCCCTTGCTGGCGGAACTCGGCCGCCTCCCGAACCCGGTCCTCCCTCGCCAGTTGGCGCTGTCGTGCTCGGTCCGGCCCCGCCCCCGCAGTCTCCTCGCAAGACACGAGAAAAGGGGTCACGGACGCCCCAGCCGCAATGGCCACGAGGATTGCTCCTATGACCATCGCCCCCCTGAGTTTGCTCGACACTCCTCGCCACGTAGCCATCGGCTACCTCCTTCCTGAGCCCGGCACACCGGGATCAGTCGTCGCTATTCAACATGCAGGGAAAGATCGGTGTGCAGAGCGTTGCTCACGGCCGCAGAACATAACACAGAGAGGCACGATCTTGCCACTCAGAGGCGCTCGCCGGACTCCAGGATGCGCTGCTTTAGCTCCCGGAAAGCGGCCTCACGCTGCTCGCCGTTCACGCCTCGCTTCCACAATCGGCACAGCTTTCGAGCGGCTAGCGCGACGAGAGCATCCTTGTCGGACTGGTCTGCGATCTCGGCCCACGCTTCCAGCTTCGGTCGCATGTTCCCGGCCAGGAACGCCATCGACTCGTCCACCCACTCGTCCGTCACCTGGAGACCGTCCGAGCGCTTGCCCGTCTTGACGTACTGCTCGATCCCCACAAGCCGCAAGGTGTCCGCCTTGCTGAGTCCTCTCAAAGCCTGCATTCGTCCTCTCCTTACCACCTAGCAGGTGAATAGTCAAGATCACCTACTGCCGACGATACCGTGCTTGAAGATTGCTGATATCCCGGTCTGTTACATGCGCCGTGGTCATGACGCCGGTCTCCCACTCCTCATGGGTGAGAGGGAACATGATCGACATGGTGAAGTCGTCGTGGGCCAGCCCGGCGAGATGTAGCAGTTCGTGCTCTAGGACAAGAAATAGTAGACGGTCCTCTGATCCCACGTCTGACCGTATCCAGACGTGACCTCGGTATGTAGAGGTGCCGCCCAACCGCGTGTGGGTGGTGTACCCCGGGGGTGGGGTGGCGGCCCCTTCGCCGCAAGGAAACGCTCCACCAAAGCGAACTTCCGCGTCGGAGGGCTGTAGTCCGGTTCCCATCCGGAAAAGCTCGAAGCCGACTTGGCGATTGAGGTCGGAAACGGCCTGGCCGAGAACCCGGACTTCAGGCGCGTCTGCTGCCAGTGGTTGCCCTTCAGACGACACGGGCGCGAGGGTGAGCGGTATCTGTTCCTGCGGCCAACGTAGTTCTTGAGCCCCCTCACATGCCCCATGGTCTCTCTCCGAGCCTTCCACATAACGCGCCGAGCCGTCAGCGGCCCAGCACACTTCCAGCATCTCACCTTCAGTGTGGTGCGTCACACCCCAGACGATCAGGAAGATTGCGGCAGCGGTGAGCAGCGCCGCGCCAATGGTGATGCCGATGTTGAGCGGCTTTTTGAACCAGGATGACATCCTACCCCTCCTTCTCTTGCGACCATTGGTCGCCAGCCTAGAACAGGTCAGCCGACCCGTCGAGGTCGTCGGGCTCGTCGGGCTCCCGCGCGAAGGGGGAATCGCGGATGGTGGCGAGGGCTCGGGGGGTCGTAGCGACGACATAAATGCGGACGTCCTCAGTGTGGTCCTCACCGAAGTGAGTTCCGAGAAAGACCTTCAGGCCCAACTGACCGAAGGGGCCAGCGATGCCATCGTCACCATCCACGAAAAACAGCTTCGACCGTCGCGTCGCGTCGTACTCGCTCGGGTCGGTCACGTACAGCTTCCCGGCCTTCTCTTGGGTGCGAACCGCGACCTGCCTGTAGAGCACCTCCAGAACATCCGTAGGCACCGTCCAGCCCGTCGTCTCAGGGTCTCCGAGGGTCCCGCCTAGTCTCACCTCCGTCGGCTTGTCGCAGCACGGACAGCGGCCCACAGGCCCCTCGTAGACCAGGCGCCTCTTGGGAGGAGCTTTCTGCTTCCTCTTCGCCACGTTCACCTCGTCCGGAGGTACTCAACAAACGCCCCGGTGACGAGTTGCACCAGGTCGTTGCCGAAGGAGTCCTCCCCCATGATCCGCCAGAACTTCGACGATCCGAACATGAACGACATCCCCTTGGGTTTGATGTCGTGGCCGATCATCACCCCAGTGACCCCGATGCCCTTCGAGCGAGCAGTCATGACGTTGCTCCGGACGAACGCCATGAGCGTCTGGGTCCCGAAGTGCGCGCCGTCACGCCGAGCGAAGACAGGGAAGCCGTCCGAGATGACGAACAGGTGCTTCTTATCCGTGCCGTCCTCCAACTCTCGGAGCGCGACCCGGATAGCCGTGTGCAAGGGCGTGTGGCCGCCCACTGCCGCTGCCTCCGACTCGAAGACCTCCTGCCCGGCCTTGAATCGTGTGATGTCTACCTCGCCGTCCTTCCACGATTGGAAGCCCCAAACGGTGCGCGCGACGAACGGGAAGTCCAGCGCCCGAGAGATGATCCTGCAAGCTCTCTCGGCCTGCGCCGTTCGCTTCCCTTTCATGGAGATGGAGCGGTCCACAAGGACGACGGTCTTGAAGCCCCGGCCGAAGCTGTCCACGCGGAAGACGGGAAGGGGCTCCCCGGTCATCCGGCGCTCAATAAGAGCCGGAATGTCGACTTGCGACCCAGAGTCCTCCAAGGTGTTCACGCGGCGCCCTATGACCCGGTGGAACATCGCGCGCAGGCGCCGCACCGTGTCCTCGTCCTCGTCCTCGATCCTGGCGTGCGGGTCGCTGTGCGGGGAGGGCATCACGTCCTTGAAGACCACCTTGGCGTAGCTCTCCTGCCGAATCTTATCGTCGTGGTTCGGGGTATTCTTGGTCGCGTGGCGGGCCTTCTCCACGATCTGGATCATTTGCTCCGAAGAAATCTCCAGGGCCGTCTCCAACTTGTCGCCGTCTTTCACGTCAGCGTTGATCGCTGCCCGAGCCCGACGGTTGGCCTTGGTCTCCTCGCCGCGTTTCTTGTAGCGTGACTCTCCGACCTCGCTCGTGAGGTCTTTCGGGGCGACCCCGAGCCTGTCAATCGTGTCCTGCATGGCCTTGGAACGGGCTTCCAGACCGGCCTGGACCTTCGGGGGCTCCCAAGCATCCCCTCCGTGGCCCCCAGAAGGGGTCTCAGAGCCCTCCTGAGCGTCTCCGGCCTCCCAGGGCATGGATGGCGGCCCGGAGGGTTCTGAGTCGTCTGGAAGGCCGTCAGGGGCGTTCTTGGCCCCGAACTGACCGTCCTGCCCGGCCCCGGGCTGGAATGAGGGCATTGGAGGGGGCTCCTCACCCCTCGATTCCCGGATGATCTCGCTCACCAGTTGCACGATGAGCCACTTCGCGGCCACGAGGCAGCCGAAGTAGTCCCGGAGGTGCACCTTGCGGAGCGCCTCGCGCATGTACGGGACGAATCGGTCGAGCTTTCCCGGTGGGACATCGTTGCCGCTCGCCACACAGATGAGAAGCGAGATGAAGTCCTCGTGCACCATACCCAGATACGGCTTCACCTCGTCCGCCTTCATACGCCGCATGATGGCCTCGGAGCCCTTGTACAGGAGCCCCCAGAGCGAGATAACCCGCTCGTCGTCCAGCACGCCTATGATGCCGTCCAGGCCCGCGCGGAGCATCCGTTCGTTGATCGGCGTCCCGGCCCCCTTGGCGACCTGCCCGATCTTTTCGGAGTACTCCTCCACGAACTTCTGCTTCGCCAGGAAGTCGCTCTGAAACAGGATGTGGCTGATCTCGTGCTCGGTGTACTGGTACGCGCGGGGGTGCATGAAGGGCACCTCGATCAGGTAGCCGTTGGTCTTCGGCTGTCCGTCCCGAGCGTCCTTGAGCCAGAGCTTTCGCTCCACTATCCCGGCGAAGACGTCGACCGTCTTGTACGCCATCGCCTTCTGGGATGAATCCACGCCCGCTTTCAGGAGGGCGTCAACGTCGATGTCAGACATGGCGCCCCCGCTACTTGAGTGTGATACCGAAGACCGACTGCACCCTCGTGAGGAAATAGTCTCGGTCCTGGCCCTCGAACTTCCCGGAAGCGAGGCGCAGCGCGTCCTCCAGCCCGCAGTAGCCGATGTCTTCGAGGATCTGCACCGTGTCGCGCGGGGACAGCGAGTAGGCGAGGCTCTTCTGGCGCGTCTCGTGCGCGAGCGTGAGCACGTCCTTGATCGTCTCCTTCTTCACCCCGCCGCCGACGACCTTCTTCAGGATGCGCGTCTCCTCGCCCTTCGAGGGGTACTCCACCGGCAGCATGCGGAAGCGGCTCTTCAAGTCCTCGTTCAACTCGTAGACGCCACCGTAGACCGAGGTGTTCATGGTCCCGCAGAGCCAGAGTTGCGCCCCATTCTTCAACTCGAAGACCCGCTTGCACTCGGGGACCTCGATCCGCCGCCGGTAATCTCCGATGGCGTTGAGCATCTTCTGGACGGAAGGGGTGAGGGCGTTGATCTCTTCGAGGCAGAGGATGCACCGGCCCACCTCGTTCGCGACCTCGATAGCCGTGGGGAGCGGACCGAGGATGAACGGGCTCTCATCACCCCTGAGCGTGAACATGCCGAGCAGGTGCGCCCGGCGGATGTCCTCACTGCAATCGAAGGTAACGATCGGGTGATCGTTCTCGTGAGCCCAGGACGCGATGGAGAGAGTTTTGGCGACCCCCTTCGGCCCGACGAGGATGAGGTTCGCGTTGAACCCGATCTTGTCGAACAGCGGGAGGTGCTCCGCCACGTCCTCGTAGATGAGGTCGCCCTTCGGGGTGAAGGCGTCGTTGGGAAGCCTCTCGACGGTCATGTCCCCCATGTCAGCCCTCCTTCCGGTTCCCGTTGGCTTCGGCGCGCTTCGCCCTGGGAGCCTTCTCGACGATCTCTTCCCCGGCCTCGCCGACCATCCGGTCGAGGGACTCAGCCAACTCGTGGCTCTCCTTCACGCGGAGCGCCCAGGTGACCTTCTTCGCGTCGTCGACCTTCTTCTCCGGGATCTTCCCGAGGTCCACGAGCCCCTGGACCTTCGAGGCGTCCAGGACGACCTTGGAGACCTTGGTGAACGCCTGGTCGGGCTTGACCCCGTGCTCGTCCAGGATCGCTCGCATCTTCTTCTCGTCGGGGAGCGCGGCCTGACGCCTCTCGCGCAGGACGAGGGAGCCCTCCACCGAGAGCTTGCTGCCGCCCTTCTCCGTCTCCTTCCCGAACTCCTCGGCGCGGCCCAGAAGCACGTTCCGGAGCCCCTTCATGCGCTCCTCGATGCGCTCCTTCGTGTGCTTCAGGAGGACCCACGACTGGACGACGCTGGCCACGTTGGCCTCCTCGGCGTCTGAGGTCATGATGTCGCCCGTCAAGATCGGCTCGACGTACTTCTCTACTGCTTCCTCGAATGTCATCTCGATCTTCTCCTTCCGGCAATCAGCGGGAGCAACCGTGCTCCGGCCAGAGTGCCTGATTCACTCTTCATGTGTACCACAAAGAATGGCGATTGTCAATCGTAATGAGGCTCGTCCGACTCGTCCACTTCGACCACGACCTGCCGGCCGTCAGCCATGCCGATCGCGGAGAACACCTGCCGTAGGGCTCGGATCGTGCGGCCTCGTTTGCCGATGATCCGGCCCCGGTCTTGGGGGAGCACGTAGAGGTGCAGGACCAGCTTCGGGCCGACCTGCTCCTCTTCCACTCGAACGTGCACGGGGGTGTCTACGAGTGCCCTGGCAATCTCCGCCAGAAGCGCCCGGTCTTCAAGAGGATGCTGGGGTCGAGCCTCCACCCGTACCTCCCTTCTTCGCTTGTTGGACCTTGTACATGTCGCGCAAGTGCGCCTTCACGAGATCGCAGTGGTCGAAGTAGTCACAGTCCCAACACGAGGAGAGAGCCTTGGCCTCTTTGCAGAGTTGGACCTTCCGATCCCGGAGTTCCCTCTCAAAGGGCTCCGAGCCAGGCTTCAGGCCGGCGGCTTCGAGTTCAGCGTGTAGGTTGTCCAGCAAGCGGCTCACGAGACACCCGCCGCAGTTCGTCTACCACCATGTCGGGGGACTCGACTGCTGACGCGAAGCACGACTCGTGCGCGACCCCGAAGAGGGACCGCTCCTTCCACTCTCCGCTCTTGATCGTGCCCTTTGCGATACGGATGGCCTTTGTCGTGACAGGCTTGCCACAGACCACACAACGGTCTTGTTTCCTTGCACCCACGGGCCTGACTATAGGGGAGTTTGCTGGTAGCCACAACTAGTGCCTCGTGTCCTTGATCAACTCCACGCTCAACATGCCCCGCGACTTCGAGTACCAGAAGCGCACAGGGCCTCTGTGTTCGTCTGCTCGCTCCAAAGCGTCGGCCGCCGCAGAGTCCTTCCCGATGACATGCACGACGCCTTCCACCTGCTCGCGAGTGATGACCTGCGCGTCCTCCGCCAGTTGGACAAGCGCGGGGTCGTGCGTGAAACGCGCCCGCTTGCGTTTCCTTCGTACCGAGTCGTTCATGCCTCGCCCCCGAACAGCGGTCCCGCGTCCCGCGAGCGCACCTCCATGGCCTTCAGGTGGCGCATGGCCTTCTTCAGATCGTCCCATGCCGGCTGCTTGTACTCCTCGTTCCGGAGCATCCCAGACGGGTGATACGTCACCTGGAGAGGGAGCTTGTCCCAGGTGTGGATCTTCTTCCGCATCTGGCCGACAGCCTGCCCTTTGGTCCCCAGAAGCACGTTCCCGGAGACCTTGCCGAGCGCGATGATCATCTTGGGCCGAACCGCGACGACCTGAGAGGTCCAGATCGGCATGCAGGCTTCAAGTTCGTCGGGCTTCGGGTCCCGGTTGCCAGGTGGATGACAAGCCACAGCGTTGCAGATGTAGATGTCCTCCCGCTTGTAGCCCATGTGGCCGAGGATCGAGTCCAGGAGTTTGCCAGCGGGACCCACGAACGGCTCCCCCGTCACGTTCTCCTTCGCCCCGGGGCCTTCACCGATGAAAAGGAAGTCAGGCGACTCCGTGTTGCCCATGCCGTAGACGATCTTGTCCCGGCCCTCGTGGAGACGGCAGCGGGTGCAGTCCTTGACCTGTTTCTCCCACACCGTCTGGAGTGAGACCTTGCCGATGTTCTCTTCCATCCACGCCTTCCATCCCTCGTCGTCGTAGGGGCACTCCCAGATGTGACCCCACCTCATAGGTACTTGACCTCGACAAGCCCGTGCTCTGGGCACCACATCCCGTCGTATGTTCGAGCGACCCTTCCAGAACAGACCGAGCACACCTTGCCGCTGTCGCCTGCGAGATCCTCCAGGTACTTCAGGAGCGTCTCGACGGCCGGGCGATAGCGATACGTGAAATTGTGAGCGTTTGCCACTGACAGGGCCGCGAATAAATCTTCCCTAACCCTCCTCGCTTCCGCGCGAGTGAGCCCCTCCCCGGTAGCTGCTCCAGGCTGGCCTGTCCTCGTGTTCGTCCCGGCCGGGTAGACCTTGTACTCCCACGACCCGCTTCCCCCGCGACGGCGCTTGTCGACATCATGGCTGCCGAAACGCGGCTTCCGTAGGTGGCGAAGCTGTGCCGAGACGGACGACTCCGGGTCGTGCGTCACGGACTTGATCTCTTGGAGCGTCCGCCACTCTCCGTCCGACATGAGGTCACGGATGCGTTCGTGTTGGCCAGCTAACCGATCCTGGTCGAGCGGCTGGCTGTACGCTGGTCCGCTGAAGTTCGGAGGGTCGCTCATTTACCTTTCACCTTCTTGCGAGAAAACTTCTCGCATCTGCCTAGAACGTACCAGAGAGAGGACGAAACGTCAAGAGCAAAGGGTCAGTCAGCGCGCAGGCTCTTGAGAAAGGTCTCGGCGTAGGGATGGTGTCTCGGACTCGACGGGTAGGCATACTTCGCGCTCCACCAGTTGTGCGCAACGGGCTTGTAGTGGAGCGATGCCTCGAAGGACGCCTTCATCGCGTCGTTGGCCGACATGGTGGCCCAGCGGCCGTCCATCTTGCGCCTAAAGTGGTCCTGGTTCCACGCTGCGTGACCGACAGCGAGTTCCGGCTTGCCTTGTGCGACACCGGGGATCTTCAGAGTGCGATTCAGGGTCAGAGTTTGCATCCGACCCGGGCCGAAACGGTGGTCCCACGTGACCTCTTTACCGCCGCGCTCGTCCACCGCATACGCTTGCACCATCACGCGGTCCATGTGCTGCGCCGTGTCCGCGCGTGCGCTGTTCTCGCGGTGATAGGTGAAGGTCGTGATCGTGTTGCGGACCTCGTGCTTCGAGCACAACCGGCCCTTGATATCAACCAGGGCGTCGCCAGCCTTGTCGAGGTTGGCGAAGCCGGCCACGTCGTCCTCTTGCCAGTTGAACTCCTCATCCGTCTCCCACTCCCCTATGGGGCCGACCCCGAGGAGCGCGTCCATCTTCTGCTCCATGACGCGAAGCTGGTTCACGTCCGGGTAGGGCCATGTCGTGAGAGCGATCTCGATGGCGTACTTGTCGGCCAGCTTCAGGGCCTTCTCGACGTCCTTGGCCGACCAGGAAAACTCTACAGCCGGGTCAGCGTCGTCGATCATGATCGACATGAGGTCGAACTTGAGGGTCTCCGCAAACCATCGGAAGAAGTCCGGCGTCAGGACCATCCGCTTGGAGAGGTCAATCCAGAGCCCGAGGCTGGTGTCGTTCAGGTCATACATGGCGCCTCCTAAGTTTCTCAGAATAGCAGAGTAGGACTTGCCACAGTTACACCCGAGGGTCGCGGGGAAGCTCAGGCTCCGACTTCATCCTTGGTCACCCATAGGCCGCGCGGTTTGCCGCCACACGTGCGGCACTTCAGCACCTCTCGGGTCGTCACGAGGAGCCGGCCGCAGCACGTCGTCACGTACACGCGCTCGTGGCCCTCGGCAAAGAACTGCGGCGCGATCTGCCGCACCACCTCCATCACGACCGTCCTACCGGCACTTGATTCCGTCACGTCGCATCCTTCCCATCTCGCTGGCCATCCTCTCCAGCGCGATGACCTGGCGCTCCTCGATGGTCTGTCCCACCTGCGCGTGGGCCTCGGGGAGCAGTTGCTTCCGAGCCGCACTGAATAGTGCGATCGACATGAGCGCCGTCGCTACCATGATCAGGAGAACCTGCTTCGGTCTCATTCCGCACCTCCTCGCCACGTCTGGAGTGTCTCTTCGATCAGGTTCCGCACCGCGTCCCCACACTCCTCACGTGGCACGTCTTCGTCCTCGTCCAGGGAGTCGGCGACGGTCATACCCATACCGTCCAGGGCGTCGTAGATTTCGATGGCGATGAGGTCGGGCAGCCGCTTCTCGTCCTTGCCGTGGTCATGCCACGCTGCAACGGCTCTCAGCGCCCTCTCGCGCGGGTGAAGGTTCCGAGGGTCGGGAACCTCTTTGGGCTCGGGTTCGCTCTCCTCGGACGCTCCTAGCGCCCGCACGAGCCCCTCCGTGAGTAGGGCTAGGATGTACTCCTCCGTTTCGAGCAGGAACCGATGGTCCTTGGTGCCCTCAGTCGTTGGGCTCATGCCAACCATTTCGGGCCGGATGAGCACGTGGTCGTTGTCGAGATCGAGGTAGAGCGCCTTCCAGTCGAGCACGCGGAAGCCCACCGCGAGCCAGGTGAAGAAAGCTCCGTCCACGTACAGGGCTGCCTGTGGGTCCGCCGTGGCCGGGTGCCTGCCCGTGCTGTACTCCACGCAGAAGTGGTGGCCGAAGCGATGTACCTCGGCCTCCACCTTGCGCTTCATCTCCACGACGTCACCCATCACGACACCATCTTCCCGTCAGCCCCGAGGATTGGAGCCATCGCCTTCAGGGTCGCGTGCTCGGCGACCTGGATCACGGTCATGAGAGCCGTCAGCGGCCCTTCGCCTTCGACAACCAGCGGCACCTCGTCCTGCAAGGCCGTCGCGACATCGCCCTTCATGAGCCGAATGAGCTTCAGAGACTTCATGCTCTGCGAGGTGGTCGGTTCCGTGATCTCGTCTTGCAGCGTCTTGTCGTTGACCATTACCAGTCCCAGTCCTTCCTCTCGATCACCACACCCTGCGACTCCGGCATTGTACCTCTCAGCAGAACCACCCCCCGATCGAGTTCTTGAGTTGGATCGGGCAGTTCATCTCCAGCATCTTCAGGAATGCCCGTCCTGTCATAGACCGCTCGTACTCGTCCACGACAATCTCCTCGTCCAGGTGCTCCCGCGCGAACACTTGGAAGTGGCCTAGCGGTTGCGCCCACGTAAACGAGGCACACGATCGCACCTCCTCCGGACGCACACTGGCAGGCTTCGCGAAGCCTAGTTCGACCGCTCCTGCTCCTTCTTTGAGCCCGTCCACAGGCACAGGGGCTTTGCCGCAGACAGGGCACTCGTCGTGCCACTTCGAGTCGTGGTGAACACGCGCCTCCCCGTCCTTGCAGAGCGTCACACCGCAGTCCCAGCAATAGGGGCCTGCCGCCGAACGCTTGCCGATGTGAAACCGAGGGTCGTCCGAGTCGAGAGACTCATCTTGGTCCCTCTCGGTGTAGAAGTCCGCGTCTTCGGGCTCGAACTCGAAGGTGTGTCGCGTCAGATAGAAATTCGTTCCCATGCTATTTCTCCTATCCTACAAAGCCCCGCGATAGTCAAGACCGGGAGAAGAAGAGCCGCGCCCAGATGCGCTCCACCATGTCGATGTGCTGCTTCTCTCCGTCCGAGGCGGCTGACAGCGCGTGAGCCTCCTCGTGGATGAGCGTGGTCAGGGCCTCCTCCGCATCCACGAGCAGTCGGCGCGAAATCTTCACGAGCCGGGTCTTGCGATCGCAGGTCCCGAGCAGCGCCTCTTGCTTGAAGTCCACGACGTGCAGCCGGTCGAGAAGCGGGCTCAGGCCCCAACGCCCTCGCCACTCGGCTGTGGCCTCGTGCACAAGGGTCGTCACCTCGCCCAGAACGGTCCTCTCCTCCTCTTCGAGATCTTGCCAGGAGTACTCCGCCTCGGCCGCCGTGGCGAGTTCCTGCCTCACCTCAGAGGCACTCCTGACCTTCCTCTCCAGCACCTTCTTCAGGGTGTCACTGACGACGACGCCCTGGGCTCCGAGGTGATCGAGTTGCTTGCTCTCGGCCATGCCCTCGACAGGGATAGCCCCCTCGCCGTGCTCGGACTTGAACTGCGTAGCCATCGCCTCGGCGAACTCGTCCGAGTTGTTGTAGCCCATGGACTGAACCTCCTCGGCCTTGTCCTTGAGCATCTTGTAGACGGCCGGGGCGAGCTTTCCGGGGTCCTTCGCCACGCCTTCCTTCAACATGGCTGAGAGCCGCCAGCGGAGGTCCCACACCTCCACCATGCGACGGTCGCGGTCCATCTTCGCCTTCTTCAGGTCGTAGCCGTACTCCATCTGCGGCATCGTCGTGCAGTAGATCCCTTTGACGTAGATCTGCCCCTTGCGATCGGGGTGCGTGAGGATGACCCCCTCATCGACTTTGATATTGAACTGAGGCTCGTCGTCCACGAGGAAACGAAAGAGCTTGCGCGCCTCCTTCCAGTCGTCGAGCGGCATCTTGATCCGGACCTCAACGCCCGGTCCCTCGATCTCTCTCGCGCGGGTGCGGACGACCAGCACGAGGTCGCCGAACTTCTTCACGAACTCGATCGTCGGCGTCCAGACCTCCGTCTGAGCGCCAGGTCCAGGCCCTCGCCGAACTCACCTCGCAGGTCGTCTCGTGACGCCTTGCTGGTCTGCCCGAGGAGCAGCGCGTTGCGCGCGAGGTCGGCCCCGATGTTGGAAAGGCGCAGCCACCCGCGCTCGTACTTCACGGTCATCTTGTGACCGTTCTCCTCCTCCTCGTCCTTAGCGTTCTGGACGATTTCGCGCACACACTCCCATGTCCCCCAGTGAGAGACGTAGGTGCTCTTGATCGGTAGTATGAACATGCTGCCCTCCTAGCCAGAATCTACTTCCGGCTCCCGTTGCCATTCTTGACCTTGTACTCGTGAGCGAACACGGGCGAGCCCTCGACCTTGTTCCGGACGTAGGGCTTGATCTCTTTCGGACGGCACTTGGTCCCTTTCGGGCACTCTTCCGACTTTGGCCCGCTCCACTGCTTGCGCCAGTACCCCATCACGAGGACGTTGACGGCCTTCTGAGGGCCTCTCTTCGTCCCTGCGTGCCGGACGGCCTCCCGGATGCTCGGGTCCACCACGACACGGCTCCCGACGACCCAGAAGGGCTTCCGCCGGAGACGCTTGATCTGCTCCCGCACTCGCCGCGTCGTTTTGCCCTTGCGTAGCTTCGACACGTGGTCGGCGTGCTTGTGGCAGATGTCCGACTCAGGTGCATTCAGGTAGAGCAGGAAGTTGACGACGAACGAGCGGAGCAGGTTTCGTAGCTGGAGATTGGTGCGGCCCACCCCTGCAAACGCTCCGCCGATCTTGTCGTCTCTCCAGTCGTCACCAGTGACCGTGTGATCGTACTCGATCAACTCCCCTACGGTCCTCTCGTCGTCGTACAGCGGCAGAGAGAAATAGAGGATGTTGTCATCCTCTGGCGTGATGCTGTTCTCGTTTGGCTCGCAGAACACGACGATCAGGAGGCGGCGTCCATAGCCCACATCCTCGGACTCGCGGAACGGTGAGTCGTCGATCGGGAACGACGCCACAATATCGCTGGCAGCCTTGGTCGGGCAGCCCTCGGCCACGCACAGCGCACGGACCTCGTGGCGTCCCGTCAGGTTGTTCGTGAGGTACATGAGGTCAGGCGGTAGCTCGATGTAGAAGCCCGGAAGCGGCATCTTGACGTCGCTCGGCCGCACGCCGGTCAAGCGCGTCGCGAGGAGCGAGTGAGCGAGCCCGTCCCGTAGCTCGAACCAGGCCGGCGTGTCGCTCACCTGGAGAGCTTGCATGGCCGTGAACGCGAGCGTCGCGTTCAGTGAAGCACTGTTGTCCTCGCCTGCATTGATCTGGTTCACGCCCAGAAAGGGCTCGTAGAACCATGCCTCTGGATCGAAGAAGTCGCTGATCCACTGGAGGTCGGTCGGCACCTTGCCCTCGAACATGGCGAGCGTCACCATCGTTCGGAGCGCGGTGACGAGGCGGAAGACGGGCTCTCCGCGCTTCCATGTGTTCCACGTCGCTTCCGCGTGACGCTTCAGTTCCTTGCCCACTGGATCAGCCGTCTGACGAAACGTCCTGCGGTCGCCCGAAGGCGTGCCTATCGGAACGGGTCCAGAGGCCCCGTGACGGAGCCAATCGTTATCGGGGACTGGCGGGCGTTTCTTCTTCATCGTCTCTCCTAGCGGGAAGTCATCCCACTTTCGATCTCCCTCAGTCGTACCACATAGCCCGGCGATTGTCAAGCCACAATCTGCCTACCCAAGGCAGTCCATGACCGCTAGGAAGATACTCAGGCCGATCAAGACGCCCATGAAGGGCGCCACCCCGTCCAGCATCCAATCCCACGGCCTCTTGTCGTACCTCACCATTGCCTAACGACCTCGCTGATCGCCTCTTCCAGATCTTCGACCTGTTCCTGCGTGAGCGAGTCCTTCTGGCCGTTGAACCAGAGCGCTGCCACCGGGTTGCCAGCGGTGTCGTTGATCAGCCGCCACTTGGTCGAGTCGAGACCTGCGTCAACGTACTCGTCGATGACGGGCTCCTCGGGAGCTTGCTCATCCCCCAGGTCCGGAAGCACCTCTTCGGCCAGCGCCTTGCCGTCCTCGTAGCAGTTGGGGCAGTGCCTATCCATATCGAGTTCCATGCCGCACTCCACGCAGTGCTCCCGGCACCACTCGCACTCGCCTTCAGGCTGGCCGTTCGTGAGTTGCCCTTCGCACGTGCAGTGCCCGGTCGGGTGCAACGTGGCCTCGGTCAGTGCGTGTCGGCGCTCGGAGCGATTGGTGAGTTCTTTGACAACGGAGAGAAGGTGCTTCTTCTGCACGCGCTCGCTGTCCATATCCACCTTGAAGCTGAGTGTGTATCGAGCCAAGGCGAGCGCTGCTTTCGCAGTAGCCTGCACGATATCCTCACCGTCCTCTCGCCTCATCTCGTTCTTGACGGACATGAGCTTTCCGTGGAGGTCGCTGCGGGACTCTGCAATGGCCTCTTTCGGAAGTGAGGCTTCGGCAACCGTGGTGATCGCGCGGACGATGCCTTCCAACAGGTTGTAGGTCGCTGGGTTCATGTGCTTCCTCTCCTAGCGGGACACGTCCCACTCGTCCCACCTAACGTATGCTATTGACGCGAGAAAGTCAAGTTGAAAGTGGGTTGCGCTCGCGCCAGCCCTCAAAGTCGATCCACTCCAGGTAGAGCGCGCCGCACTTCGGGCAGGTCGGGGGCGTCACCCCGCTCGGGTGGCCGCTGTCCGGGGTCCTGTGCCACTCGTAGGCGCAGGTGAGGCATCGGTACTGCGCGGGCTCAACGCACCTTCTTCGCTTCGGCAAGACACCTCTCGCAGGTCACGTTGTCGAGGTCGTGCGCGTAGGTCCAGACATGCCCCGGAGGCCACTCGCCCGGGAACTGCCCTTTACCCAGCCCGCAGAGAGCGACTCCACTGTCGAGGACATGGACGACTCTCTCTGGCTCGTCCCCCTCCCGAGGGAGTTTTCGATCCGAGTAGTCGCTCACCACCTTCGCCGCCCGTTGGAGTGAATCCGACGCCGCAGGTCGCGGGCCTTCTTCTTCGCCATGTAGTCGATGAGCAGCCGGCCTTCGAGGTGGTCGTACTCGTGCTGGATCGCGCGGCCGAGGTCGGCGCTACAGCCGAGGGCGTAGGGCTTCCCATGGTGGTCGAACGCCTTCATGATGACACTCGCCGGTCGCTCCACCACTTCCACGGCATCTGGAAACGAGAGGCATCGCTCCGCGTCTCGCTTGGTCTTGCCGGGTACGGGCCACACGATCGGGTTGACAGCGACGAGAAGCTGGTTCGTCGGTCGCCCCTTCTGGGGCGGGGCACCGTTCAAGACGTCCACGACGAACACCCGGTCCGGCTCGCCGATCTGCGTGGCAGCGAGCCCGATGCCGTTGAACGTGTACATCGTCGTCGCCAGGTCAGCCACGAGTTTGCGGAGCCGGTCATCGAACTCCGGGACTTCGGCTGTTTCGTCCCGCAGTCGAGGGCTCGGATAGACCAGGACCGGCCTGACCTCGCCGTCCCCGCAGTCACTCAGATGCTCAGGGTCCGGCGGCCCGAGCCCCTGCGTCTCTCGGGCCATCTCCTCCATATGAGCCCCCATCTCCTCGATCTGCGCTTTGCTAGGTACCTTCATTCGTCCTCCAGCCCCTCTCGCCGTTCCCGCTCCTCCAAGCACCTCGCACAGAGCCCGCCTCCTGGCCCCACGTCGGCGTGGTACAAGTGCTCCTGGCAGTAGTACTTGTGGCAGGTCTCGGAGTCCTCGTGCATCCGTCCACAGAGGTATGCGAGGCCCCTATTTATCGCGACCTCGCAGCCGGGCTCGTCGCAGACCGCCTCCACGCTGTAGCCTATCTCCTGCCCGTGGTCGTTCTTCCCGCAAAGGCTCCAACCCACAAGCTCCTCCATCGTCCTGGTTCTTGAGCCACACCACCACGTCGTGAACCGTCAGGGCCACGACAACACCCAGCACCGCCATCACCATCCCACACCGTCCTCATCCCGCACCCTGTGTCCTACGGTCTGGTCTCGTCATCGGACCGACCCGAAGTGGTTTCGAGGAGCAGTTCTGCCACCTCCGACACTGCCGGCCTCGATGGAACAAGAGCGCGCCACTGAAGCACGACCTCATCCCCCTCGGCAACCGCATGCTTGCCGAAGTAACTCATCTCTCTCCCAAGCCCAGAAGCCAGGATCGTCTCATTAGGGCCATGGCGCAGAATGATCCTTGCGTCCGCGCCAGTGTAATCGAGAGCAGCCCGGACGATGTAAACTCCATCGTTTCCGGCCCACTCGACCGCCACGTCGTCCGCCCACCTGACATCGGCCATGATGAGCTTCTCATACCTGATAACTGTGATACTCCCCATGTTGACGATCCTACTCCGCCGGCACCTCGAAGATCCACACTCGCCTTCGGTCTTGAAATTCAGTGAATAGCTGGACCTCCCCGTCCGACTTCACGTCCTCATAGGCCATCCCCGCATTGCTCGCCCCGTACACACCCATGGTGTGGATCATCTTCGCCTGCTCGACCCCGAGGAGTTTGCAGACCTCATGGTAGACATCCGCGAATTCCTGCTCGTGCAGGCTGCCGGAAGTCAGGTCGGAATGGATCTTCACGAACCCTCCGTAGCCCTGCGGGTCTGTCCTGTTCGCGGTCATCTCGATCACGATGTACATAGCTGGTCCTCCGGCCGCCTCATCCGCACGCACGTGACCGGCAACGGCCCTGTCTGCGTGCCGTCCTTGTCCAGGTTCACGTCGGCGTACTCGTAGCTCCCGCCCCCGGAGGAGTGGTGCCCAACGTTCGTGACCATGCCCGTCTCCCCGTTCGCCTCGGCGAAGGTCAGGAACACCTTGTCACCGGGCGCGAACTTGTACCGGCTCGGGTCGGTGTTAGGGGTGGTCAGCCCCAGGGTGCGCTCCTCGCGGTACTGCGTCACAGCATTCGTGTGCCGGTTGATCCAGTCCCGGATGTTTTCGAGCCACGTCAGCGTCTCTTCGGGGTCCATCATGGCGTGAAAGACGAACCGGCTCAGGACGTCGGCCTCGATCGAGATCGAAGTACCATCACCGTGCGGGTTGTTGGGCGGGACAACAATCTCCACGCCGCCGGACAGGTCCGAGTTGTAGTGGAAGATGATCCCCGTCTCGTCCTTGTAGGTGTGGCTCATGATGCACCTCCCTTGGGCTTGTGGTGCTCACAGGAGCCCGCGCCGGGCGGGTCGGGGTAGCAGTCGTCCGGGGCGTCTTCGCACGTCTCGCAGCCCTCTGGGGTCGCTGGGGAGGGGTCCTTTCCGCAGCGCGGGCAGAACATGACTCCTGCGGGGTAGCCTGTCCCGCAGTGGGGGCACCGCACCCGGTTCAGCCCTCCGGTCTCGGTCCCTTGCGGCGCGGCCGTGGTGTTGAACCGCTTCTCCAGTTCGTCCACGCGCTGGAGGAGTTTGTAGGCGGGCATGACTTGCCCCACGTAGGTCATCACGGCGTCCACGTTCGGGGCCGTGACGACGCCGTAGGCCACGCGCGGGACCCCAACCGCCATGGCGAGGTCCAGGAAGTGAGCCTTCCACGTTCCGGCAGACGTCTCGTCCCCCGCGCGAAGCACCGCTACGTCCTCCTCCAGAGACTCGATCTCGGTGTGAAGTCGCTCTCGGACCTCCTTCCCCTCTTCCATCTTACCGATGAGCGCCCCGACGCTCTCCACGAGGTCGCTGGCGTACTCCGCCTCCCCCGGCGGCCGACCCCCGATGGTGTCCCAGACCAACTTGTCGGCCTTGACGACCTGCTCTCGGACCATGTGCAGGGCGAAGCGCAGCGAGTCGATCTCGGTCGTGACTTCCTGCCACTCGCCGTGGAGTTCTTGAGCGGCTGGCACCAGCCTCTCCCATTTCGTGTCCGGATCGACACTGAGCGCACTTGCGAGTTTGCTGCGGACCGATTCCATAGCACCAGTGAAGTCGGCGAGAGCCCTCTCTTCGAGTTCTGTGGCCTCTTGGGCGCGCTCGTCTAGGCTCGGGCGCGGAGGCACGCCGCCGCAGCCGGGGCACAGGCCCGGAGCGTCCTCTGACGAGGTGTCCGGGGTGATGTCGTAGCTCGTGCCACAGACGCAATGCACCGTCAGCTTCATCATGGTCTCACTCATCGCCTGCCTCGTCTTCCTCGGCCTTCACGACCTCTTCGCCCAGCGCCACGAGTTCGATGATCGTCTCGTTGTCCGACTCTACGTCCAGGATGGTGCACCCTGTCAGGTCGATGCTCCCGAGGCGCTTCTGCAAGAGCCCAAGTGGCCCCTTCCGGCTGACCCCTGTGATGCGAACGAACCCCTTGTCGTGCGCGTCCGTGTGGAGCGTGGAGATGCCGATCACCGTGTCGTAGTCCCACGTTCCGCCCTCTGCGTCGGGCTCTCCGAGAACGAACACCTGGCAGGGGTCGAGCAGGCCCATGCCGAGGTGCTCCGAGCCGTTGATCCAGTCGAAGACACGCTCGTGGGCCTCACGGTCCGACGCAAGCTCCCCCTCGGGCAGCCGAATGCGGAAGATCGGTAGCTGCGGCCTGTCTGTGGGCCGGGGGAAATATGAGGCCGGACGGCGCGGGACCGGAGCCGGGCAGTGCGTCTGGTCCACACCCGTCTTCTGCTTCGCCAGTTCGGCCTGTAGTCGGTCGATACGGTTCGCCGCACGCATGAGCCCTTCGGCCAAGTCCTCGTGGTCCTGCGCCTGCGCGCGGAGCCACGTTGCGGTGCCAGGGGTGCTCATGACTTCTCCCGCACCTTCGGTGGTAGCTCGTCGGGCTCCATGAGGGAGTGCAGGAGGTCGCGCGTCTCCGCGTGTAGCTCGATCTTGAGGTGGTTCTTCGCGTACCAGGGGCCGAGTTTGTCGAAGCCCTGCGCGCGACCGGCCCCGCGCCAGTCGGCGAGCATCTCCTTCACGTACTTCGGCGGCATGGGGATCAGCTTCGTCCCGCCGTCGTCTTCCCTGAGACGCCAGAACTGCCAGTGATGTTTGTTCCGGTGCTGGTGCAGGAGCCACGCGAGATCGAAGGCTGCCTTGACCGGCTTCGGGCACTTGTACCCGTCCGGGACCGACGCTTTGCCCTGCCACTCGCCGTTGAAATAGTTCACGTAGGGGAACCACTCGCTCGGCAGGAACTTCGACAGGTCGTGGACGAGTCCACGCCAGATGATTCCGAGGCGCACGCACTCCACGAGCACGAACCAGCGGTGCCTGACAACATAAGACAGGTAGCTCAGGTGCTTCCTCACGAGCGCCTCCTTCGGGGACTCATCCCCGACTCACCTATACCACATAGCAGGAGATTGCCAACGGCGTCAAGAGCAATCGTCACGGCCCATTTCGCAACCATTGGTCGCCGGTCTTGGAGCCGGGATCACCTCTCCCACAGAAGTACAAGAGCAGTACGTACCAAAGAGCCAGGAAAAAGTGACAGCGGTGCGCTTTTTCCGCTTGACTCTGAGGTTTGCGCTTGACACAGTGAGAGATGCGAGCGGGAGGTCCATCACCTTCCGGGAGCTACCGAGAAGCACGATGCAACGGCATATCGAACATACCCGGTTGAAGCGCACGGAGGTCAAACGACCGTCCTCATGGACGTGTCTACCCTCCGATGGCGGTAATACCGTGTTTTATGCTGCCATCGCGCTCCAGGAGGGTAGCCCCGGGTAAGGCTCTCGCACCACACGCACCACGCGAGAGCCGCCCCGGGAAACCGAGGCGGCTTTTCTCGTTTCTGGGCTCGAAGAAGAAGGAGGGGAGGGTGAGACAACGACTGAAACGGTGACCCTGAGACCGCAAACTCAGGGGGTAGCGCCCGACTGGACGGGTCCCGGGCTTTTACCCCGGATTGAGCAGGTTCAAGTCCTGTTGCCCCCACCGATGGAAGGAGGTTCTCTCGCGAACCTCCCAGCGACGGCTGTTCGGTCTGTGACAATCGAGCATCTTCGACCTCGGGGCTCACCCAGGCTCCGGGGTCATCATGGGTCAGTAGCTCTAATGGAAGAGCGGCGGATTGTTAGTCCGATGGTTGTTGGTTCGACTCCAACCTGGCCCGCCATTGGTCAGAAGCTCAGTAGGAAGAAGCATCCGGCTGTTACCCGGAAGGTTGCTGGTTCGACTCCAGCCTGGCCAGCCCTGTGGGTCCGTGGCGTAATGGGAGCGTAGCAGATTCTTACTCTGTCAGGTGGGGGTTCGAGTCCCCCCGGACCCCCCATTGTCAATCTCCTCGCTATTGGGGTGTAGCTCAACTGGTAGAGCGCCGGACTCTGACTCCGGGTCATCGTGGGGGTTCGATTCCCTCCACCCCAGCCATACGGTGGTGCTCAGGGTAGCCACTCGGCCTTTGAAGCCGATGTGTGAGGGTTCGATTCCCTCCTGCCGTACCAACCGAGACCGAGGCGTCAGACCCGAAAGGGAGCAACGTCAACGGGCGGAGCACTATCCCGAAAGGGTCGGTGCTGCATCTCCGAGGGAGACGAGAGAGTTTCCCGCGCCACGATACGCCCTGGCCGGAGGTGTCCTTTGGGTGACGCGCAGGGTACGCGGGCTGGTCTCCAAAACCGGCTGTCCGCTGAGTTCGATTCTCAGGTCGCCCGCCGCGCCTCCGAGGGACGCATGAAGCGTCCCGCGCCACGATACGCCCTGGCCGGAGGTGCATTGGGATCGTAGCCATTAGGAAAGGCGCCAGCCTGTCACGCTGGTAAAGCCGGTTCGAGTCCGGTCGGTCCCGCCATGGGGAGTTCGTCTAACCCGGTAGGACAGTGGAGTGAAGATCCACGAATCTCGGTTCAATTCCGAGGCTCCCCACCATCCGCGTGTCGTCTAGTCTGGTCAGACACCGGCTTTGGGAGCCGGCATAACGGCGGTTCAAATCCGTCCACGCGGACCTTGAGTTTGGCTCCCTTTCCACACGATCGGCTGTAACCCGATCGCGCTATTATGTGTGGTGGCGCGCAAGGGGTTCGATTCCCTGGGGAGCCATACGGCTCGATAGTGGTAGTGGCAGAACACCGAGCGGGTCGTGGGTTGTCCCCTGCGATTCCAAGCAACGATCCTCGCACCGCCGGGCAAAGCGGGTACATGAGAGGAGCCTTGTCTCGGAGGCCCGGGTTCGATTCCTGGGAGAGTCGCCAGAAGTATGGTGGTCGAAGCCAAAGCGGTCGCGGCACCGGGTTGTGATCCCGGCCCTAGCGGGTTCGAGTCCCGTCGATCACCCCATGCCCTCGTAGCACGGCTGGACGTGCGTCGGATTCCTACTCCGGAGGTTGCGGGTTCGACTCCCGCCGAGGGCTCCATGGGGCGGTAGTTCAGTGGCAGAGCGCCGGTCTGATGAATCGGTTGACGGGGGTTCGAGTCCCTCTCGCCCCACCAGAAGGAGGTTCCGATGGAACGAATACATGGCTCCGAGCAGTCGGAGCCCCGGTAACTCAGTGGCAGAGACGGGTCCTTATAAGGCTCAGGTCGTGGGTTCGATTCCCACTCGGGGTACCAGAAGTTTTCGGGCGTGTGGTCAAGTGGCAAGACGTCTGCTCGACGCGCAGAAGATCGGGGGTTCAAATCCCTCCACGCCCACCATGGGGCACTAGCTCAACTGGGAGAGCGTCTGGCTGGCAGCCAGGAGGTTCGGGGTTCGATTCCCCGGTGTTCCACTAGCCGAAGGTGCGGGTTCGAGTCCCGTCGGTCGCCAATTGGTGTCCGTAGCTCAAGTGGTAGAGCGTCGGCGAGTCCGGAGATGCAGGTTCGAGTCCTGTCGGAGGCCCTAAAACGGCCTTCGTAGCTCAAGTGGTAAGAGCGCCGGCAGTTTGGGTCGTTAGCTCAGTTGGGAGAGCACCTGCTTCGCATGCAGGAGGTCGCGAGTTCAACTCTCGCACGATCCACTCTGGGTGAGGACGCGCCTTGCGTTGGGACGAGGGTAGCGCAACCTGATTCCCGAGCTTGCCTCACCTGGACACGGGCGCGTCGTCAAACGGGAAGACGCCGGCCTTGCAAGCCGGAGATGAGGGTTCGATTCCCTCCGTGTCCAACAGTCCCCTACGAGGGTTCGATTCCCTCCTAGCCTTGCAGCGGGTAGGGGGCGCTTGCCCCGAAAGAATCAGTGGTGATTCGCCGCCTTGGTATGGCGGAGATGGCGGGTTCGATCCCCGCTCGGGGCTCCGAAAGCTCCCAGGAGGCTCAGGGGAAGCGTCGACCAGTACCCTGAGAAGAGCGGGCGCGAGTAGGCAGCGGTCGATGTAGTTCATAGGACGAACACCGGGCCGAGCCCGGAGAAGCGGGTCCGAGTCCCGCACAGATCGCTGTTTCGCAGGTGTGGTCTAACGGAAAGACGCGAGGTTTCCACCCTCGAATCGGGGGTTCGACTCCCCCTACCTGCACCAGAGGCGGGTTCGAGTCCCGCCGTCCGCTCTGTGCCGGTGAAGCCGGACGAGCTACTGGCCCCGTAGTCAAACGGAAAGACGCCTGGCTGCAAACCAGGAATCGGTGGGTCCGACTCCCCCCGGGGCCTCCGTCCAGCCGACCCCACTGGAGGGGAGCGGGACTTCTACTCCCGTGCATCGCGGGTTCGAGTCCCGCCGGCTGGTCTCTCCCCATAGTGAAATGGACATC